GTCAAATGGTCTATGTTGTTGTCCTCAAAGTTAGTTTCCTCACGGATTTCCCAAGACAAACCATCCATATCTGCTGCGGTTTCTGTGAGAAAGTATTCAAGTGTTTCAAGTAAATTCATTTTCTAATTACAGCAATTACTTTACGATTTGGATACTTCTCTACAATTATATCACGAGCACTCTCATAATCAATAGCATCCTTTACGGTTTCATAATACACAGTTTTATCTGCATCATCCCAAGTTTGAACTTCGTAAGTCATTTCTCCTCCCAATTTGCTCTCACATCTTTATAAGGTTCTGCTTTTACTACATTATGAATAGTAGGAGTAGTGCTTGAAGCAGGTGGAATATAAGGAGTGCTATAAAGTGGTGGAGATTTACTCAAATACTCTTCAATAATATTACAAGACCATCCATCCTCATAGAATTGCTTACCATAGAAAACAGCATCTTCCTTATTTGGAAAGGAAGCAACATAAGTTTCGTTGTGATAGAGTGAATAAACTTTCATTTCACATTCTCCCTTGCTTTGCGAGCAGCATCATAAAGTTCCCGAAGTCGTTGAGACCTATCCTTTCGTTTATTGACTTGTTCTGGACTATTATACCACACACTATCAGTTCCGTGTAATGGGCAATCTGGATTGAGGTTTTTGCTATTGGAGGTCTTGGTTCCTATTTGAATGTAAGAACAGGTGCATTTAGTCATTTTACAGAACTCACAAATACAGGAACTTCACCACAAATGTTAGTTGCGGAATTAATCACATTATAAGACTTCCTACATTCTATCACAATCTCATAAGATTTCAAGAACATCTCTCTGTCCTTTTGAGTATTGTAAGTATTCAGTAGTTCCATAGAAAGGAAATAACCAGTAATGATGAGAAGTGGAATGATGAAGATAAAGATAAAGGGTTTCATTTCACTCATAGTAGGACATATCATAACTACCTTCATTATAACCCATTTGAAAGATTTCTTGGGCAAACTTCACAAAGGCATCAAAGTTTCCAGAATACTCCCAACCATCATTTTCATCCCAATCTTCTTCAAAGTGTTCTTTTACAAGTTTGATGACTTCTTCATCTAAAATCATAGTCATTTTTCTCCTGTTCTAAAACATCACGGGCACGGTCAGCAATCTGTCTCAAACTAATGCGAGGGTCATTATAAGATGTCGGAGTCCAATTATCACACCAACTATCAAGTTCAATAATAACTCGTTCTAATGCTGATTGAGTTTTAGTCATCACCAATCCAACTCCACATAAATGCTCCACCCCAAATTATTAGGCAGATTATCTTTCAGGTATTCTAACATATAATCCTGAAAATCATAAGCAGTTGGAGAACATTCTTCAATCAACACACCATACTCCAAATCCTCTTCGTGAATACTATATTTCACCCACACATCAACCACTCGTAGGTCAGCATAATTTACACCACCAAATCGTTCTGTGGAATTCTTGAGTTCTTCAAGTGCCTTTGTAGCAACCTCCTGAATGAGTGTGAGGTTCTTATTAAGTGTTTCGTTCATCGTATCCCCGCATCAAATAATTTTTTTAGTTCATGATAAACAAGTTTTAGTGTATTATCAGTTTCTAAATTTACATCTCTCAAAATCCAATAGAGTTCTTTTGCTTGTTGTTCTGTTAGTTCCAAGACATAAGATTTTTTGATTTCAATCATTTTCAATCTCCTCTACATTTACATAAGGAGCAGTTTTCCATTCACTCCATTCCTCACAATCATAAAGGATGGGAGGACATAAATTACCAGAAGCATCAGTAGTAAAAATATGATACCGATACTGAATGTCTGGTTTCACTCCCAGTTCATTCTCAACGATACGAAGTTCAATCATTTTCCAAGTTCCTTTTGAATACGATACTCACACCATTCTGTATGATTTTTAAGTTCTCCGTTGATTTGTGGGTCACTTATCTTACAATAAGAACAGCAGTAATAAGGATTACCACCACCAATAGGTTCTTTTGGATAGTCGTTATAATATTGGTTCATTTCACAAAATCTCCAATCACAGGAACTTCTCCACAAATCTCATTCACTCTTACTACTGTTTGGTCTTTGAGTGCTTGACGACACTCCAAGTTTTTATTGTATGTTTGTTGGAATAATACTCGTTGTTGTTGGGCATCATAGGTGATGATAGCACCAGCAACGATTGCAATAAAAAATACAAACAAAACTGCCCAATCAATTCCATCAAATTTCATACTTAGCCTCCACTTCTTTCACCCGTTCCATAAAACTATCTTCACCATGATCACCTGAATACAGATAATCAATATGCCTCATAATCTCTGCCATCTTTTTCATTTTTGGCAGTTGTTCTTTTAGATATTCGATAGTTTCTGGTTCAAAAGCAGGATAATACTCTTCACCATAGTATCCACCATCTTCACGTTTCTGACCATTTTTGAGAATCTCATCTTCCAATTCATCAGCAAACTGATAAACTTTGTAGTAATCGTAACCACAGTTACCAAAATGTCCACCACTCATTTTCCAAGTCCTACTGGGGGTTTGATGTCGTTGAACTCATCATACAGCATCCTGGCAAAATGGATGTTAGGTCTTGTGCCAGTTTCCAAACTGGTACTGGTTGCAACAGTCCACATTATATCAAGTTCTCTTTTGTCAGGTAGAGGTTTAGTCATCTTTCAACTTCATATAATCTTTTGCTTGATAGAACAACTCATCACGCCAGTTTCTCCCCCAGATATCAAAAGTAAATCCTAAACGACCAAGAGAGAATAGAAAGGAAAACAGTCTACCATATCCCATAGAGATTTGAAGATAAGGCCACTCAATCCACTTACCATATTCACCAAAATCAACTGCAACTTGAAGCAGTGAATATCGTTCAGTAAGAAAGAGTGATAGGTAGAACTCTTTACCATAATCCTCTCTTACACCCCATTTTGCGACTTGAAAGATTTTCATTGGTTTAGTTCCTCTGCAAGTCGAATCATATCACCTTTATCCAAAACAATTCTACCATCTTGAGCCGTAAAGAACTGCACTTTTTCTGCAGCAAGACAAAGAATAGCAGAAACTAACTTTTCTTCAGTATCAGCACCGAAATTATTTCGGTGTTCCCATACTTCATTCATAAATTCTTGTGCTCGTTCAGTCATTTTACTTTACCGTGAATAGGACAATCAGCATTAACCCACTTGCGTTCTTCAGGCATCTCTTCATTATCCATTACAGGACACTTACAACCTTTCTCAACTGCTTCAGGAGACCCAGGAACAACACCATTCCATTCTTGATGAGTCATTGCTGACATTTCCTCATCGGTATATTGAGGATTTTCGGGTTGCTGGCAGCGTGAAAGTTTTGCTTTCAGATCATAAATCTCATCTTCCAACCTACGGAGTTCTTTAGAATAATCCTCTGACATCATCAGCTCAAACTCTTCCGAAATTTTACGCATATCTTCTTCACTACGCATATCATTAAATGCAAGCGAACAAGCACCTTTCATAATACCAATTTCATTATGTCCCATCGTGCGGGCAACAGTTCCAAAGAAACGGAAGAGTTGAATGGTGTTGATGTCTTCACAGGGAATCTCAAAAGTATAATGCTCCTCAGGAAGAGTTTCGTCGTCATACATTCCAGACGAATAACTTGGAGTCCATTCAGTATCAAAAGAAACTTTGAGTTTTGCTGTGTAGGTCATTGCTTTGGATGTCTATGCACCTACTATAAAACCCTTGACCGCGAAAGTCAAGGGTGAATGGACAGACTTTAAACTGGTCTATGTGGTCAAGAGTTTTCTACATATTCTTCTACAACTCTGCGTATCCTCATCACATTCAGTTAGACATTCAAAATATGAATTCATAATTTCGTGCTGGTCTATAAACTCATCTAGCGTATTACCGATTTTTTTCCACCCAGCAAGTTGATTGTAAGAAATTAAATTGTGCATAATGACCTCCACGCACAAAGAATATCATAATAAAGAGTTTTCAGTTCATTTTTATGACCTTACTATTCTACCACTATCTAGGAGGTTTATGTGGATTGCTTAATACAACTTAATTATAAATTGAACAAGGAACTCTGACTCGTTCTCTCCAAGTCCTTACATATCCAGGATTCCATCTATTGCCTGGCACATATTCTTCACGATACACAACTTCTGTGCAAATTGGTTCTCTATAATAAACTCTTGGTTCAAAAGGTTCCCAAAACTCTCTCCAAGTGATAGCACTTGCGGGTAGAGTTGCAAATGGCAAAAGTAAAAGTAAATATTTCATCAGTCTCTTTGTCGCCAATCGTCTGGTTTGTCTCCTGTGAAGAAATCAATAATATCATCAGCTCCATTGAATCCAGTGCGGTGATTTGAAGGGTCGGGATCACCCAAATCCAATGCGTTCATAAAGTCATCTAAACTTCCTTCTTGCATATCTGGATTTGCAGCACGGCGTCTTGCTTGCCTTAGAAGTGTTGCAGCGGAACGATTTGCTTTTGCCAACTTCTCTGCCCAAATCATGTCGCTTAACTCTACAGATTCGCCTTTTACAATTCGCTCACAGATTGCTTCAAGGCGAAGACGGTATTGAGTGGAGAGCATATGTATTACTCAGATAATGTTTATTTATTTCTTGATTTTAACTCCTGTTGCAATTCCTTCGCAAGTTTATATGCTCTTCTCCACATAAAATACTTTACAATTGGATTTGCTGGATTATGTAAAATCCACCACTTTGTCTTTTCATACTGTACTCTTGCTAGTTGAGTTAGCATATAAAATGCCCTCGCTACTGATTGGTCTGTAGCAATAAAATACAAAACAAAAGCAAATATAATCAACCAAAAGGTATAAGAACTCATTGTCTCAATGTCTTAAGATATTGTAGGACTTGTTCACGAACTGCCATAAGTTCATTAAAACACTTTTGGTTATGAGCACAGTTGCGAAGTTCAGGATCTGGTTTCAATACACTTTCCTCAAAGAGAGTCAGTCCACGATTCCACTTGTCAATTTGAGATTCTTCATTCATTGTTTTACTACTTTAACGGGACAGGAAGGAATAACTTTGCGGATTTCTTGAATAATTTCTGTTCTTTGAACTTCAGTTAATCCCACAACTTTAGAAATGCGTTGAATCACACTCAATGCGTCAGAGCAAGTAATAATGGTTGCAGTAAGAAATACAACCATGGTTTTCTCCTATTCTACTACTATTTAAGGTAGTTTATAATTTTTTAAGAAATTAAGTCATGTCGAAGGCAGACCAACTTACCAATCAAAACACCATAGCGTAGCAAAACAGCACGATCTTCATGCTCTTTTGATTCTTTCTTAACCAATCGAATTAGTTCGATAATATCGTCCAAATTCAAGTCTGTATCTTGAATGTTATGTTCAGTAACTTTCATCAGTCCCAACTAATATTTTCAAGAAGAACACCTGGCATTACATAAGTCCAACCACTACCACCAACTTTATAATCAAACTTATATTCAAATTTGTTGTGACTATCCCAAGTCACATATCCTTTCTCTTTATCAAACCGTCCTTTGATAGTCAAACCAAACTTATTGGAGAAAATGTTACGAGTTCTCAATGCTCCACCAGTTTCACGAGTTTCAATGACTTTACAAACATCATCATAGGTTTGAACACCATACTCTAAAATACAGTTTGTTTCATATACAAAAGGACGATAAACTTTTACCTTAGGAACTACTGGTGCAGACTGTGCAAAAACAGGAGAACCAAACAATAGTGCAGCAAGAACAATCAGTTTTTTCATCCAACAACCCTCCAACAAACGACAGCGTTACCTTTTTTTACAGAAGAAATGTGAGCAAAAGCAGCATAAGAAAGATCCAAATCAGCATGTGAGTATGGACCACGATCATTTACACGAACAATAACTTGTTTACCATTGTCTTGATTTGTCACCCGTATGCGTGAACCCATAGGTAGATAAGGGTGAGCTGCAGTCCAACGATAAGCGTCAAACCGCTCACCATTCGCAGTAACTTTTCCATGAAATCCGTCTCCGACTCCATAGTATGTAGAAATTCCACAAGTCAACGCAGCAATCAATCCAATCATTTCTCAATTTTCCAATGTTCATTACCAGACTTGGGAATCCAAGTGCAGTATTGTCGATTGATAGAAACCAAAAATAACATGTTATCAGTTTCTTGTTCCACTTCCATTGTATGAAGTGATTGCATGATATTCACAAAGCGATTCTTTGCCTTGGAACTTAGCGGTGTTACACTTACAAATTTCTTCTTGGTCTTAGGAGCTTTCATAGTGATCATAGTTTTTCAACCTCCACAAAGGTCATTGTACAGAGTTTTCAGTGTTGTGTCAAGTAGTCTAAGTATTCATTGAAAAGCACTTCTTCCATTTGAAATGCTTGTTGTTCCCATGGTTGGTCTTCATAGTCCGTCTCAGAGTGGTCTATGCCCCTCCAGTACCTCTTTCCGTGCTTATCCTTCAGAGCACCCATAACATGCTGATAAACATGCCAGAGTTCGTGTAGAAGGGTTCTGGTGTAATGGTCAGGGTCCATATGATTGTGTAGTTCAATCTCAAAGCATCTTGGTCTCCAATTACAACCAATTACTCCTACCCAACCATAAACTCCATCGCGTAACATTCCACGATGATTGACAATGATTTCAAGTTTATATCTTGGAAGGTGTTTGGAAATGAACCAATCTACAACTTGATTGCAACGACGCTTGCTATAGTTGTATCCACTGGTGTATAATGTAAGCATCAGAATAGTGCATTAAACACTGCTTCGGTTACTTTGGTTGCCCAATGAGCAACCCATACAAAACTGCCGACAAAAATCAGTCGGTTCAGATTTGAGTACCTCATTCGTTTCTCAGGTGTCTTTAGACATTATAAAACCTCCCAAGTCGGTTTTGGGAGGTCAGTGGACAGTTTTATGAGTGTCTACCTCAAGTTCAATTTGGAATTAAATTTAGTAAAGATTCTAAATCACTTATTGAACTGAACGAATATCTGTTTTTCAGAGGAAATTCTGGAAAGACATATTCTTCAGGATATAAATCTTCGTTAGAAAGAAAACGAAGATTTGATCTATATTCAACTAAACTTGAATATTCCGCATCGGATAAAGATGTTTCTCCATTAGAACTAGATTGTTCAGAATGTCTTTGAACTAACCAATCAGTTTCAGTTAAAACTAAAGAAACTTTAGTTTTTAATTCTGTTTGATAACTTTTCTTAAATGTGTTGCGATTAAATTGTTCAACCTCAGTTTCGGAGAATGGAACTACTTCCCCATCAACAAGTTTATAAAAACTATGACCTTCATGTTCAGTTGGAATTAAATACCAACCATCACCTTCTTGTTCAGATGATACTTGAACTGTACTAATATTTTGTTCGTTAAATTGTACGTATGCCATTAGAGTACTCCTTTTATATTATCTATTACCATACATGTCTGCACATGCATTATAAACTTTGTAGAATTGATACTGATTAGTTGAAGTTAGACCGTATCTATACCAATCAGCAAATTTCATAGTATTAATCATTCTACTATCAACTTGAATATATGGATCAGAAAAAGTAGATGATAAATTATAGAATTTATTTTGGTCATACATCCAAAAAATACCACCAGTATTTGTCCAATAGTATGATGTTGCAACTTGCATGACAACATAAGTTGTTTGTGCTGGAATTGTAATGTTTGCCGACCAAGTAAGTCCGTAACTACTATTACCAGTTCTTTGCCCAAGATTTGTCCAAGTACCAGATGTTACTCCACTATAAGTTCCGTTTTGTCCCGGAGAATATACCCACAAAGAACTTCCATCATGTCCAGATGACCAATATGATGAATGCATTCCATAAATTGTAATTGTCTTAGAAATGTTGGAATGATTACGAATTGGCATCATTAAGATGCTTACGGGGTTGTAAGAAGTACTGTTTGGATATGCTCCTGATAGAGCTTGAGAACCTATATTATTCCCAGTCACATTCATCTGCTGTCTAGTGAGAGGATAATTTTGTCCAGTATCTCCATAATTATAAGTACTATCATTTACTCTTGGGATAAATCCTAAACCAAACCAAGACCACTGTTCGGCATCAGACTGTCCATTGGCACCATATGCACGAAGATCGCTGACCAATGGACCAGCAGCTACAGCAGGACCATTAGTTGCCCAACCATTCAGAGTATTTTGTCTTGCATTAATACTATAGATTGCCGAAATACTTTTTCTTGTTCCGCCAAAAATCTGCTCAAGAGAGTTATAATCGGCAGATGTGACTGGTTGCCAAGTTTGATCACCTCTTAAGAAAGTTCCTGAGTTAGCAGTACCTGATGCTAATCTTGCAGTTGGTATTGTACCAGAACTAAGATTTCCTGCATTAAAAAATATCGAACTATCATATCCATCAAGTAAATCTGCATTCAGATTGTTTACTTTAGTTGTAGATGAAACTGTAAATGGCGCGGTGCCTGAAGCAGTATTTGATGTAAAAGTAGGTGCAGTAATAGTACCACTAGAAACGGTAAATCCCGAGGGGAAATTGGCTGAAGAAAGAGTTGTAATTCCAGTTACATTCAGATTTCCTTGAACAGTAATGCTACCCGTAGATGTCAAAGCAGGAACAGTAGGTCCACCTGTCCCTAATCTATTTGCAATATTATCAACATTTAGTTGAGACATATCCCTAATTTGTTTTTTAGTTATTTATAGTCTATTTATTTAATCCCAGTGGATTTATAACTACAACCTTATTGGAATCAATGTTTAAAGTTCCGTTAAAATCTATCACTAACTTTGCAAAATTTCCTACAACATAACTTGACGAGACTCCTGTATTTTGATTTCCAATTGTGATTGTTTCATTCGCTAATATTCTTTTTTCAAAAGGTAGATGCCCAAACATATCTTTTGCATCTTCAACATATGATCCAAGAATACCTTCATCTCTCATTGCAACTTCAATTCGTGAAGTTGAGTTATTGACCCTAACGCTTACTCCAGTTCCAACAAAGTCTAATGTCGTAAGACCTGCACCAACATATATTCCATTAGAGTTTATACCAACGATTGCACCTGCTGTGATATTTAATAATCTTCGGTTGAAATCAATAACTGGTACATTGCCTGCTCTGTATTGTCCTGTTATATTAAAGTTTGCTGATGTTGTGACTCCGGATATGAAAGAATCGCCATCAACATAAAGAGCTGATGTTGGAGCAGCAAAATTAATACCCAAAGATCCGTTAAAATATGCACCGCCAGCAACTTGAAGTCTTTGGTTTGCCGTTCCAGTTGGGGTATCTGCGCCAATTAATAGAGCACTTGAAGCGTGTCTCCATCTAAATCTATTTGTAGAGTTAGTCTGGAATATAATATCTTGAGAATCATTATGATTAATGATTAATCCACCTGTAGTTGATGTTATCAGAGTTCTATTCCCAGTACCACCAACTTCAGATAATCCTAAAGTTCCGGCAATAGAAACTTGAGTTGTTGGCGTAACTGTAAGAGCAATTCCAAGTCTTGATGATATATATGCGTTGCCAGTTACTTGAAGTGATTGTGATGGAGTGCCAGTTGAAGTGGCAGATCCAATTATAACTGGATTTCCTCTAAAAAGCGTAGTATTTGTAAATGTGGAAATTCCAGTAAAAAGAGAAGTGTCAGTTACATGAAATTTTGATGTTGGAGTTGAAATTCCGATACCAACATTATCAGTACCTGTATCATAAAAAAAGTTATTTGCACCCGCAGGATATCCACCATTATTCAATTGAATTGATTTTGCTGGACCCGTTGGAACAAATGATGCGACAATATTAGTTAAATATCTACCATCTCCATGATAATAATTGGCAGTAACAACACCAGAAACATTTATATCTGTTAATATTCCTATTCTTTTAGCCGCATCATTTACACCCAAATAAGATGCAAACTGCGATAGTTCTCTGTTGTATGCCATTCTTGTAGATCTCCTATGTCTTATTTAGAATTGGAGCGAAATAATTAAGCAATATTTCCAATTGAGTCTGAATTTCCTAAGCACCTAATTTTTAGATAACTATCCTTAAGCGGCGTAATTGTACCAGCACTGACAAATGCTTTTAAAGTCACTCTGCAGTCTGCAGATGGTATAGCAAGTCCTTTAACCTGAATCAATCCTCCTGCACCATTAATAATAGATGCTGATGGAGACATTGTGACTGTTTGACCAGTTCCTGCAAGTACTCTTCCACCAACAATGTCAATATTACCAGTAACATTACCAGTTGCAGTTAATGATGCAAATCCAGACCCGGAAGAAGAACTGAAGAGCAATGTGCAAGTTCCTGCTGTCGTTTTCGTGAAGAAGAGATTATAGTCAATTTCATAATAATGTCCAGAGAGAAGTGAAACTCCTACATTGTTTCCAAACCAAGAAACTGAGGTTTCTGCCGTTGTTGCACTAATATCACTACCGTTTGCATTTAATCTATAAAATTGCGTTGAGTCAATAAATGCTCTCTTAGTTCCATTTGTAATATCATTTTGTGTTACGAATAGATTCACTCCATCATATTCAATTGCATTTGATTCTGGCGTTGTTAATAAAGATCCTGCATTAACTTTGATTGGAGCTCCATTAGGAGTTGTTCTACCAGCACCAATATGCAAATTGCTACTGATTGTTGTTGTTCCAATTCCAACACCGGGAATAGATGTGTCAAAAACAAATGGTTTTGACGAATCTGAACTTGAAATTTGAGTAGTAACTCCTGCGGAGGATGATGTTAGAACAACATTAAATGAACCAGAAGACCCAACATTCAATAATACACCATCTTGTCCAGCAAGTCCCTGAGTACCTTGAACACCTTGTGGACCTGTATTGCCGAGAGGACCTAGAGTTCCTTGTGAACCTTCAGTTCCTTGCGCTCCCTGACCAGCAAAGGCTCCCTCTCTTCCTTGAACACTGGTGCCTTGAGTGCCTTGTGTTCCATTAGAACCTTGAAGACCTTGAACACCTTGATTTGATCTACCTTGAATTCCTTGAACACCTTGAGAACCTTGGGAACCATCTTGACCAACATAACCTTCATTTCCCTGAATTCCCATGAGACCTTGAATACCATCAAGTCCCTGAATTCCTTGAGCACCTTGGATTCCTAATGTTGAACTATTAATCCAAGAAACATTAGAACCATCACTTCCTAAGACATAACCCAAAGAACCAAAATTTCCATCTTTATCTAAGATATTTCCCGTTACTTTAAGATCTCCTTGTACATGCAAGTCAGTATCTGCTTTTGTTGTACCTATACCAACTCTACTTTGTCGGTAAATTGTTGTTCCTGCTCCAGTAGTCCAACGCGAAGCGACAAAAAGACTGCCATTTTGATATAATGAACCACCAAAGTTAATATCAGAATTTACATCTAAAGAATATGCTGATTTTGCCGTTGTTCCTATGCCGACATTAGATAATGTATGAATTCCAACTGATGTTTTATTCCAATATTGGGTGCTACCAACACTTACGCCAAGTAAATATTGTCCATCACCATAGTATGTTATAATACCAGATGATGCAGTAACAATACCCGCAGATATTGATACATTTCCTACAGAAAGACCGGAAGAATTTACAAATCTTTGTACCAATACAGAACTTGCAGAACTAATTCCGGTTGATATTGTGCTGGATGCTCCAATTTGAACTACATCTTTTTGAGTAACTCTACTTGAGAATCCTACTGGAGAATTAATCGGGATTACAGTGGTTTTTGCAAATCCGGGACTGATTAAAACCGCATTAACATAACCACTTTGAACTAAAATTGTTGAGAATCCAACAACTGGAACATCTGTAAAAATACCAACGATACTGATAGAACTTCCAACAGATACTCCAATTGTACTTGCAACACCAATTGCTGTTGAACCTATTCCAGTGTTAATTGCTGTTGAAGTATTTAAAAATGTTCTATTATATGGAGTAACTGCAGTTGTAGTTATTGCAACAACAGGTGCTGAAGTTAGCACTCCAACTACAGTAATTCTATCTCCAACTATAATATCGGAACTACTGTCTAAAATTATTTCTGTTGATCCAATAGAAACTGGATTATCTACTGTCTTTGTAAAATTTAAACTTGAATATTGTTGTCCAGTTACATTTAATTCGTCAGTTGTGATAGTTCCAGTATCAATTTTATTTTGTGGACCATTTATAGTTACACTTGAAGAACCTACAGTCAATATTCCAGTGATTCTTGCATCACCATCGATATAGTTTATGTCAGTTGGTGTAATGAATACTGTAACTCCTGCACCCGTGCCAGCAGCAACTACATCACCGCCAACAAAGTTAATTGATGTAACTAAATCAACTGTACCTACAGGTGTTCCTTCATCAAGAACTGTAATACCATTAATAGTTGATCCGCCAGTATATGCGCCGAGCACACCATAACCAACAAGTTCTACAATATCACCCTGATTTGTTGAAGAAACTAAAGTTACATCGACACTGCTATCATAGTATTCTGAACTTGATAATTTTACACCATTGACAAAAACATCAAGTTCATTTGGTGTATGAGTAAATGGAAACTCAAATTGTCCATCAAAAGCAGTATAAGTTTGTACCGTTCTAAAATTAGGAAAACTTGACCACTCAACTCCACTATAAGTTGTTCTTAGATACTGTCCAGTTGATCCTAAACTTGTTAGACTTCCTGCAGCTACTGGTCCTTCAAGTACAAGAGTTTGGAAAGTTGCAATTCCGGTTAAATTTATATGAGTTGCGGCAATACCACCACGAACATCTAAAGTTGCTCTTGTTACGGTAGTACCAATACCAACTTTATCGTTTGTAGCGTCGGCAAAGATAAGATTATTGTTTACTTCTAAACCGTTTTTGACAACAAAATTCTTATTTATTCCCATTGGAGGAGAGCGCCTACCTTTTTACTTATTTATAAATATTATAAAAGTATTTCAGAATTAATATGGCTTCTCAAGTTTTAAGTGGAAGTACTAATGCAACATATACCAATAGCACCGGTCAAAATGTAAGATTAGTGATAAACTTCATGGCAAATTGTACTTTGATGAATTGGGGTGGAATATCCCTTACTGGAGGTTCAACAAGTATAGCAAAAGGTCGTGAGCCTCTTGTTTTTCCTAATGAAATTGTTCTCTCCGCAAATCAATCATTTAGTGCAACATGCGGTGCTTACAATATTATTGTAATCAAAGAAGACGGAACCTAATCAAATAGGATTAGAAAATCCATTTGTTGTAAATGGAGTCTTAAAAGAAACATCAGCAGCAAGTTTATCTTTTGTGATAGTTGCGGCAGCAATTTTTGCTGCCGTAACATTCCCGTCAGCAATTTTTGCAGTTGTGACTGCAGAATTGGCAATATCTGCAGTCCCCACTGCTCCATCTAAAATTAAATCTACTTGTGTTTGAGACATTTTAGTAACCTCCTAATTTAGAATAATCGCCAACCAATGGTGCTATTTACAAACATGAGATTCAGCGAAACATAACCGACATCCATTATCATGTCTTCCGCAAGTCCCATGAGTAAACTACCATTTCTTGCGATGGTAATATTTTGGAAATTGCCTGTGTTGTTTATTGTAACAAACCACCCAGCCACTGGATTTGTTGGCAAAGTTATTGTGGTATTATTTTGAGTTACGGAACAAAATTCCTTGTTAACTAACACTTTGTTTGCTGTAGTCGATGTTGTTGAATATAGATTTTTCCAAGTTATGCCAGCACCTACAGTTGAATCAATTGTTAACATAGTACCTTCAGGTCCAGGTCCAACAATTATTGCACTGTTGTTTGCAGATCCAACAACAAGTTCACCTTTGTTCTTCCAAGAGTTATCAGATAATAATGCACCCTGAGCACCTAATGCAACTATGAAGTGAGATTTTCCTGCCTGTGGTGGGGTTAAAAAGCGAATTGTATTTGTGTTATCCCCAGCAGTTTGTAGAACTGTATAGTCAGTTCCTGGTTTCTGAATAACTCCCCCAATAGAAACTATAAGGTTTGCCGCATTACCTGATGGTATATAGTTAGTACCATTAATCTTCATGGAGAAATCAGTTCTTGAACCATTGAAAGGTCCACCATTAATTGCCTGATCAATACTATCAACAACAGCTGAGTTTCCTAATGGATATGCACCAGTAAGAGAGGAACTGTTGGTGGGAACAAATCCAAGAGCTGTGGTAACTTCGGAATATGATAATGGGGCATCTGCACCATTTGCCTTTAAGAAATTAGTTGGCGTTGCGTTCAATTTAATAAACTGATTTGCTCTATAAATTGAAGTTTCACCAAGTCCAATAATATTGACTGTAGAAATGCCAGTTGTTGTATTGTATTGAGTATCTACACGAAGATTTGTGCCTACAAACTTAATTTGAGTTGTTAATCCAACATATGAGGTACTATTAGCGAGACCAATAGCAATATTGTCGGAAGAAACTGTAATGGTTGCGATACCTATCGCAGATCCAAAAGAACCATTAATCTTAATCGGACCAGATCCTCTTATGTCTATGTTGGATGCAACACCAACAAAGTTTCCATTTGCAGATAGTCCAACAGCATTTTCCGAATATGGGAAGATTCTTCCAAACTTTTCCCATCTATTATTATTAGTATAAACCCAACCAATATAATCACCCGTAGATGGAATAGCGTTATAATGAACATCACCCGGGTTACCAGCAAGTGCTGGAGTAGAAATTCCTACAGTATGCTTTCTTGAGACTGCTGCATCTCCTTGTAAGAAGAGAGAAACTACTTCAATACCTTTAGATGAATTTGAAGTTATCTTCTCATTGAAAACTACTGGTCCATTGAACTCAGAAATTGCTCTTCCGTTTGCCCCACCTTCAACACGGATAGAACGATTAAAAGTCCCTTCAATAGCAGTCAAAACATTAAGAGACGGTTCATTTCCAATATCTTCACCAGTTACGGTTAAGATTGGAGTATCAAATACTTCTTCCTGTCCAGTAACTGTGCTTAATTTCTTATTACCCGCATATGAAATTCCTTTATCATTCATACCGGTGTAGAAATTAACACCACCTTCTCTTCTTGTAGATTGTGCTAATAATTCTTCTTCTGTGGAAGTTTGTCTATCTTGCTTATCGGGGAAAGCAGTTGAATAGTTACCTGGTCCAAATCCAACATATTCGAAGGTATGACCAGATGCACGAATAATTGAATTTCTTCTTAACTCAACTGGATTTACACTTATTCTTCTTACTGTAGAGTTAATTTTGTGACTTACTGCTTTAGTACCAAGAGCACCTCTAAATACAAAAATTGGATCTCCACTAACAATTGTTGATGGTACAGTTGTTTTAACTCTTACAACTTCTCCGTCTATTTGCAAGTAATCTCCAATTTTAATATCCAAATTATCAATTCCTCGGATGGTCACATTATCCGTGGTTGCATCGGTAATACCAAAAAGCAAAGTAGTAGTGATTCCAGCATAATTATAATTCACTCTTCCAGAAATATTTTCATTATCGGGACTTATATCTCCATAATTTGAAGTTACTCCTTCTGGATAAACATGACCAAAACTTGTACTGTTTTGAGCTGTGGTAGCAATTCCAACATTTACTACAAAGGACGTTAACCCAACATTATTAATAATAGAGAATCTTCCATTATGAATTGGAAGTTGATTTCCACTCAGTCTAACAGTATTGTCTATACTAAAACCATGATTTTCTAATGTTACAATCGTAGCAATTCCAGTTGTATGGGTATATCTAATCGTTGAAATTCCAATAGATCTTCCAGTTAAATAAACAAAGGAATTTTCTGAGAATGTTCTTCCAACCCCAGTTGAACTTCGATTAGGCACGGGATTTGCTGAAACTGCCACAAAGCTCTTTGCAGCGCCAACCTTAACATCGGTAATTCTATATAAATCATTATATTCCAAATAGGAGACTGAAGAAATTCCAGAAACCCTCACTACATCTCCAACATTATTATAAATTTTCGAAACAGTAACAACTCCGTGAGTGTGTCCAGTTGTTGTTGCTATACCGACTACAGCAAGTGTATTTCCGATTCCATATGCACTACCACCATGCATAATTTGAACTTGGGAAAGACTTCCGTAAGAGTCAATTACAACTTTTGCAGTTGCATCTTGACCTGCAGCAGACCCAACAAATCCGACTAATTTTGCATTATAATATGTGCCGGGAACATATTTTGCTCCAGTATTTGCAATACTTACTTTAGTGACTCGATTTAGACCATGTTCTATTGATGTATAAAAGTCATGATTTGTTTGAGATGATGATTTGATGTCAGTAATACCAACTCCAACATCATTATCTTTAAGAAAATCATTAATAGTTTCTTTAGTAATACTATTTTGTACATCATCAACAACAACTTGTCCAATTAAAGATGGAGTTGCAAATGAATTTGCTGCATCTGGATCAGATTCTGGATTGTCTCTGTTTAGTTGTGGGTAAAGATCTTTTATTGATTGTGAATATTTTTCTTCTGTAAATGGAGTAACTGTGGGTGCGTTTGAGGAATTTAATATAGTTAAGTAATATATACCATCTTGTTTTTCTGGTATGTATTTTTGAACCTCTTTGTTTTGTTGAATATAATAAACTGAAGTATATTTCTTTCTCTTGAAGTATGGAAGATCTATATCTCTTTCTGTGGTATCATTTAAATATTCGCCGGGATTTGTATTTAATCCAACCGAAAATTGTCTGGAGCTTGAAATGCCAGAAACTGTAAATACTCTATTAAATCCTGTTTGGGATACGCCAATTGGATTATATTCGCTCTTAATGTTGACAAGTTCAACTTGAGAACCAACTGATAAATTATGTGGCAATTCTGTTAAAATATTCGCAACATTTCCACTCCAATTTGCATCAGCAATAAATTTGAAGTTTCTTTGTTGATTAATATTTGATAAAGTTCCTGTACCAAAATATGTTTGTATTTCTCCAGTGGTTGACCCAATAGAAGCATTTGATTCTTGAATAACAAAACCATCACTTGGTGGTCTTGCATATAATCTACCAGTTTGTGCAGGAATTACATATCTTAATCTATAAATTCTATCCGATAAAATTCTATTATCTTTTTTACGAGTTATATAAGTTCTTGGAGTTGCATTTCCTAATGCAGAAACACCAAGAGTCTTTATAATAGAATTAATTGTATTTTCACTTGATGCAGTTGCTACCTTTATATACCATTGTTGCTGAATATTATCATATTGAACAGGGTGTCCAATATCTCCAGGATTCTTATCAGAAACTCTACTGACTATTCTTAAAATTCCACCATTTGAGTTAATTGTGATCTGATTTCCATTAATTGCATCATTTAAATTTTTTGCAAGTTTAAGAGTTGTATTTGTAGTCAATCCACTTAATGGATTTGCATTCGTTATTGCATAGTAAATATTATTTGGAATTAACCCATCGGGCAAATGTCCATTTCTACTTAAAATGCGAACTGTTTCTCCATTTTCGAAATTATGAGCTGTTGGAAAAGAAATGATGCTTGATGTATCGATGCTATTAATTCCAACAATGCTTCTACCAACATAAAAACTCTTTTCAGAACTCGTTTGAGAATTCTGCATCACAATACGAGAGCGATATTCTTTTACTGTCTCATTAACCGATAGTGTAAGATTTAGATAGTCGTTCTCTTTTGCACCAACTCTATATCCTTCTTTTATGGTTTCTGGAAGAACATCTGGGTCAGTCTGACCGTATAAGTATAACCTTTCGTTTGTTGTAGTAACCCCTACAACTTTTTGAACATCTATAGAGTCAAATTCAATTGCATATTCTGTTGGGGAAACATCCTTTGGTGGAATAATATGACTGATATAACCAAAATCATCTTGGGGGAAAGCATTTCTTCTGAATCCACTTGAAACTAATGACTTCGCACCAAAGTTAGAGTTGGAGTTTGTGATTGATTGGTCTCCACCAGTATCAACAGAAAAATGCTCTGCATAACCAATTGCAAAAACAGAGACATTCTGAATGAATGCATCGTTAACACATTTGATGTGGTAGTTTTTATATGCTGGTTTAAAGAGTGCTTTTGAATTGGAACTTATATTTTCATTACCAGTTATTGTATTGTCTTCATAAAGTCCCGTGTCAGAGTTATAAACAACAAATGCATTATCATCTTTCTGTAGTCCAATTCCAGTAAATTGGGCAACAACCATGGATTTAAATCCACTTGCCTTATCCCCATCTGCAAGAAGTCCACACATTCCGTATACAGAACGCAATGAACAGTTGAAGATGTATGGAGAAGCAGAGTTAACGGTATCGGATGCTAAAGCGAGTGTAGATCCAGTTGGTGATGGTAAAGCTACTTGTGGTGCATTTTGAACTCTATAGACAAATGTGGTATCATTTAATTTTTCCGATATTACATATTGTCCATTATATCCAGGAACTTCTATTCCGTTAATTTTGATTGGAGTATCTGGTTCTAAACCAGGAACATTATCTACAGTGGTTACTGTAATTTTATTTGTTGGGGTGATTCCATTACCAGCTTTAATACTGCTTATTCCTACTGATAGACCAGTTGATCCAACAATTCTGTATTCATCAATTTTTGGTTCAATATCTAAACTTGCTGAAGGATAATCTGGTTCAATTGCACGACCAGATGATGCTCCATAAGCAAGACCAATCTTTTCATAATACATGTCAAGATCAGTACGATCATATTCTAAAGCAGAGGGATAAAATGCGTCTTGAATTCTGACACCATTTACACCATCCGCATATTCAAAAACTGTTAACTTATGGTGAGAAAAATTAGGGACAAATAGATTATCTGTATAATCTGTGTAGCATATTCCATTTGGATCTGCATCAAAAACAGTGAACTGCCAGAAATAGCATCCACCAGTTACTCTAAAAATAGCAGTTCTCTCAATGTTATCATTAGTTGGGTTCGGAACATATAGGGGACGAATCTTTGTTTTACGAAGATCCATTCCAACGATAGATGTTCCACGAGGGATAATAACACCACCATAAACACTATTAAGTTTGTATAGAGAGTTATTTCTGTCGGTTAAATCAAAGCTTGTTGTGGAATCAAATGGTGGGAAATCATTTGAAGTTAGTCCATTTCTCAGTCTATAATTATTCTCTCCATCTGGAATATATCCGGGTCTGTTATCTACTAAGTGATCTCCCGGATACAATAGAATCGTAGTTTTTCCGAATCTATCGTTGTTTAATCCTCTTTGATACGAAAATCTTGCAGATTCAATTAATGCTCTCTGAATCGTTTTAAATGGACGAGTTAGAGAGTTTCCTTGATTTTCAACACTATCCGTAGAATCTAAACTATTGGGATCTACGTATATAATTGTACCACGAACTGATTTCAGAAAATTATCTAATCTGGAGAGACCCATCTTATTAATACTTATAGTTTCCGTTATAAGTTATTTATTAAACGAAAAAAGAGACTAGGATTACTCCCAGTCTCTTTTCGCACTTCCTTCACACCTCAATATTATACCATGACTCTTCTTTCCAAGTCAAGCGTTTTTGAAGTTGTTTATCAAATACCATTAAATATCTGTGCTTTCTACTTCGTTCTTTCCACTCACCTTCATAACCTTTTACTTTTCCACGAGAGTGTTTAGTTCCGTCTGAATAGTAGAAATCTTTTTTTCTATCCGTGAGACCGTAATATTTAAAATTGCAAGCCCGATAGATTGTACCAGAATGGTAATCGTTATCAGCATAAGAGAGGATTGCTTTAACTTCAGTATCTCTCCGAAGTTGTCTAATCGCTTTTGAAACAAACCAAGAAGTGATGTTATATTCACTAGATTGTGTATCAGGTCTGATGCATAATCTGGAGAGTTCGAAGAGTCCTTGTTGTTCGTGTCTTTCAAGTCCAAATGCTCCTTTCGCTACTTCAGGTACTGGCAGTCCAGTGAATATACAAACTCCTTGAAGACCACCTATATTCAAAGGAGAGAACTCATTATTTTTAAAGAGTCCGTAATTATATCCAGACTTGAATCCTTTTGATATATCTTTAAGATAATGGTATTTTAGTAAAAGTTCTTCTGATTGTTTTTTTGTTACTTTATCAATATAGAAGTCAGACTTCATTCAGGTTGCTTACATTCCATCATATATTCTACAGTGTTTGCTACATCATTCATAGCATCACGGAGAAATGGTTGTTGACCAGATTCTTGTTTAATGATTGGTCTTGAATCATCAGTGAGAATCCAACGCCACTGCTTCATGGACTCACAATACCATAGATTAATTTTCATGTTTGAAGTGCTCCAGTTCGACCCAGTTAAGGAGTGTTTGGAATGCACTGATAGAGGCAGGAGTGCAGTTATCTTCCTTAAGTTTTTGAACATAATATTCAAGTGCTTCAATGACCATTTGACGGTCTTGTTGTGAAATAAGTGACATTGGAGTTATAGAACTCAGAGCCCCCGACTGGATTTGAACCAGCGACCAACGGTTTACAAAACCGTTGCTCTACCACTGAGCTACAAGGGCATTAATCAACAGGTAACATTTCTGGATTTTCCAGTTCAAGTTCAAACATAAGAGGATGACATTCTTCAAGCATTAAGTAATATGATGCTTGATAAAGGTCCTCTGGTTCAAATCTTCTTTCGTTATCTGCTAATTTGATAAGTTCCAAATCGAATATTGATTCGTCTGGAAGGTCGTCAAAAGTAAAAGGAATTTGATTTATGAAATACATCAGAACAATTTGTGTTCCGCGATTGTACCAAACATATCTGGCATCTATTCTGTATTTCATAGAATAGTCCCTTACTTTTGTTTATTTAGAGGTATAACCTCATAGGGCGAGGGAGACTTGAACTCCCACGGGCATAAGCCCAACAGATTTTAAGTCTGGTGTGTCTACCGATTCCACCACCGCCCCAAAAAACTTACGCTTTGTAAGTAGTAGGATTATACTTGATGTACTCCCAGAATGTCAACTTCATTTCTTTTTGTGACATTCCGCAGTGCTTTGCTGCTTGAGGGAGATTCCACTTTGCTGAAAAGAGTGCTTCATTTGCCTCTTTTACATTCTCTGGAGTGGTCTTGATTGGTTCCTCTTTGAGGTCTTTATATGAAATTTTATATGGACTCATAGGGGACTTGCGTAAGAGAGAGTTTCTTCATCCACTGTAGCACGAACGAACTCTAGCACATTCATAAATTCATCTACCGTATCACAGGTCACTTGCTTTTCTGAACCTTCACTGGAATACAGGTACACTGTACGCTTGATAGGGTCCACAACACAGCGTGAGAGGTACTCGTCTTGCATTCGGTCGTCCGTTGATTACCCATGTATCATAGCACGGTCAGGGGTCGGTGTCAAGGGTTTAGAGTTCCAACCATTGAGAGGGGTGCGTCGAACTCTGGTGATAGTTAAAATGTTCTTCTTTCAAAGTAACACGAATATCACCAGGAATTACAATACGCTCTTCTTTTCTCTCCGTAAACTTTTGCGTAAAATGACCAACATTACTCGGAAAGATAACAACTGTCCCTTCTTTTGGAGTAATCGTATAGTAATTGCAATTATACTTATTGTAATTACTGATTAAATTGTTTTGAGAGGATGTTTCAAATATTCCACCAACACATTCATTTTTATTTTTATCCTGAACAATACACAATCTATCAGAAGTTTCGTCAGTCTTTAGATAATAAACATAACTTAAATTAGATTCATTGTGCGTATGTGGTTTTAATGGTGGTTCTTCATCACTAAAATGGCATCCAACCCACGATTTGATGTTGTGATAACTCAGTTTACTATAATCTACATTGAGAATTTTGAAGTAATTGTCTATGTGAGTACGAAGTTCTTTAAAAAAAGACTTATATTCTTCTTTTGAATGGACAAATATTTTTCCAGAGTACTCAGGACTTTCGTTCTCATATCCATTAAACCAATAATCACGAAGACGATCTAAATTATTTTTTTTAAATTCTTCATGACATTGGACATCACCTTGATAAATTATCAAAGGAAATAATTCGTGTATTTTACTCAAGTATATCTTTTTCCATTAATAACATACTCTCTATTATCTCCTGGATAGTCTTCAGGTGTCAAGCCTTCATATTCTGGTATATTTTTAGTTGTATCTTTTCTTTCAGCAAAGACAGTGTAATCGCAATTGATTGTGGCACCAGAATTATTTTTTACAATAATCTTTGTACCCCATTCAATTTTATCAACAAACAATTCTTGATAATGTCCAACAGGAGTTAATGTTACTCCAAGTGTTTCAAAATCTACAAGATTTCTCCAGTATTCTGGAAGTTCAATTGTATTTGAATCTTTAAGTTTTCCCCTCAAATAAACTTCTGCAGATGGACCTTCTACGCAAATATATCTTAGCCTGTGGTCTTGTTTTGTTGGATGGGGAATATCAAATCCTTTTTTTCCATCCCAGCTACTAGCTGCAGAATTTAATGATCTTCCTCCCCATATTAAATTCTCTGCTGTTAGAGTTTTTTGTACTTCAAGATTGCGATCAATATAAACATCTTTACTAAAGTTAGTTAGATCTGCCTCAATGTTAAAAGTTGGAATAGGACCACTGTTTCTCTCTAGAGTTACATTGGAAGTACTACTTCCATCCAAATGCAGAGTAACATAATCTGATGGAGATGCTGTAGTGTTAACCAAAAGCATTGAAACATCGCTTAGGTTAAAGTAACCATCAAATGGGTCTAATGAAAAATCGTCATTATCTCTAAATTCAACATTTGTTCCGGGACCAGTAAAGGTCCCATATTTTTCAAAAGTATATGCCATTATTGACTAATCTCCACCTTCTTCCATTCTTGATTTTGCTCATCCCAGTTATAGATTGCTGGATTTTCTGGATCTCGCTCTGGCATGGGCACTGGAGATTCCCATAAACAAGTTGCCTCATTTAATCTCCAACTTTCATAAGGTTTTGGTGGAATAAAAGCATTTCTCATATCATCATAAGTGTATCCAACTGATGGATAATTTTTCCTTAGACTGCCATTATAGCTTGCTTGTCTCCAGTTTGTATAATCTCCAAAGAGAGACTTGCAAAATGCAATTCCTACTTCTTCAGATTCTTGACCATATTGGTCTCTACAATCATCGTTTCCGACAACGACTACACGAAGAACTTGATTTTCGTGATTAATTTCTGCAAAATGTGCCATATTTTTCTCCTTAATTAATTAAAACGAATAGAACCAGAAGTTGTAAATCTATAAACCCTATATCCGGAACGAGTTGGATTGGTTACAGTTCCACTTACTACAGTGGCAGCTGGATAACTGTCTTTGTATGCAATAATTACAATGCCAGATCCACCATTACCAGCAGGTTCTCCATTACTATATCTATCATTTCCTCCACCACCACCTCCGGTGTTAACAGTTCCATTACCGCCAGCAACAGTATACCAATTACCATTACCACCACCACCTAATCCACCAGAAGTTTGTGATTGGTATGGATGATATGCTCCACCACCTCCTCCACCACCATAATAAGTTTGTGTTCCTGTAATTGAATATTGGAGTCCATTTCCACCACTTCCACCATAGGTTTGACTTCCTCCATCAGCGCCAGCTCCGCCACCACCACCACCGCCACTATTTCCTTGTCCTCCATTATTTCCAGAACTAATTAAGAAAGCCGCAGTGTCTACAGAAGAAACGAAATTATAACTTGCAATTGATTGGTAAAGAGTTCCTCCAACACTACTAGAATTATTATTAGAAGCACCTCCTCCAGATCCGCCCGATTTCCCACCAGTAGTTATGGATGCTCCACCGGAACCACTACCACCTCCACCACCACCTTGAGCTATTAATTTGGAAAAATATGAATCCGATCCAGTAAGTCCATCATATCGAGAACCAGACCAATTTCCTCCAGCTCCACCTGCACCAATAACTACTGAATAATCTGTTGCAGGAATAACCAAAGTATCTGAGGTATAGACAACTCTACCTGCACCACCACCACCACCTAATGATACTCCACCCCCACCTCCACCACCTACTACCAAAATTTCAACAGGAATGGCTCTAGGATCTACTTTAAATGGTATTGTTCCCCCAAATCCAAATTGACTTAATCTACTCATTTTATTTTTACTTTTATGCTGATTTAGTAGTTATTTAGTATTAAAATCCAAATCAAATTTTCACAATCAAGAATCAATTTCCACTATCAATCTTGGAACATCCTTTCTTGTAGCAAAAACATGATAAAAACAATTTATAGGAATTCCTGCTTTTGCTTGAAGATAAATTTTGTTGTCTTGTATTCTTTTTACTATAATATCCTGATGTGATCCAACGGGAGTTAATGATACTGTAATTGTATCACTATCTACAAGTTCTGTCCAGTATTCTGGCAACTCAATTACTGTTTGATTTAATGCTCTACCACGAACATAAACACCATTTTCTGGTCCTTCAAGGCAAGTATGAACTAATTTTTTACCTGCTTTAGATGGGTGGTCAATTACAAAGTTTTTAATTGATGCTTGAAGAACTTTTGTCCTTACAACTTCAGCTTCAACATATTTTGCTTTTAAGAGTAAATCAACTCTTACAAAGCTTTGAAATCTTGAATATAATCTTGACCACAATGAATAAAGTGGTTGCGTTTTTGCGTCGGGATTTTTTAATTGCCCAATCATTAAAGATGCCTTTGCTGTGCTATGTTCTCCTGCTGCACCAACTTGAAATGGTCCTTCACAAAATCCAGACCCTCTTATTTTTTCATCAGCAACCCCAAGTGCTTTGGGGAAACCTGACCCAACCATCAATTGTCCACCAACTGCATTATCATCCATTAAAAATGCCATAATTTTCTCCTTATTTGTTGTTTCTTGATTGTACAGATCTTCCGCCAACTTTAGAATCTTTGTTGGCAACAGAATCGCTTACCCCTCTAATTATTGGAGCATAAATTTCCATGACAGTATTTGCAACAATTTCTGCTGTTCCCGGTGTCGCCAATTTATATAAAGATTTGGCATTAACTAAAACTTTTTTCGCATCTAATTCGATATTTTCGCTTGCATTGATGCGAATGTTTCCTTTGCTACCACCTTCACCAACAGCGACTAATTCGATATCAGTTCCTTGAAGTCTGAGTTTTCCGTTAGAAGCAATGATAGCAATACTACCATTCCAAGAATGAATAAAAAGAGTCTCTTCAGATTCTGTTAAATCTTGTCCAGACTCAATAACAACTCTTCCTGGTGCCGTAATTTGACTACAACCTTTTCTTGGACCATCATTATCCAAAATGACAGAATGTCTGGCATCAAATGCCTGAACCATAACACCGGCAGTTACATCAGCATTTTTGTGAATGTGACCGAAACTAATCGACCCATGATCATTACCATACCTCATTGCAGTATAATTCTGCTTAGCAGTATTATTTCTTGAGATATTATCTGCAAGAAGTTCCTCTCTACCTGCTCTAGGCGGTGTTGCAACCTTTGTATTAAAAGTATTTTGGGCTGTTGCCATTAGTAGTAAAAATTCAATATACTATTATTTAATAGGGTTATTATTGCTCCGTTGTCGATTGCGGAGTTCCTGGAATATTGAGTCTTGGATTGTTACTATTAATATCAGTACCAGATCTCTGAATTGCGCTTGGAGCTGTAGTAACCTGAGCAGTAATGCTTTCTTGTAGAGTGTTGTAAACTCTGACTTGAGTTCCAACAGTCTTATAGAATCCAGCATATGGAATGCCATTATCGTAGTAAACGGCACCATAGTATGCTCTTCCATCTACATATCCAGTTTGCTTGAGACCAACCAAATCTGTAACTTGAATTAATTTTTCTGGAATTTGTTGGACTTCTAATATTGGATCTCTAACAACACGAAACACTGGTCTAAATGTGGCATTAACACCAGTTTCTGACTCAATAGTAATTTCTGGATATACATCAAATCCAATTCCCGGAGTAACAACTGAAACTCCAACAATTCTACCAAAAGAATCGCAATTATAATCAAGCACTGCACCATTGCTCGGAGTAATTTTTATCTGATCAACCCCACAGTTATAATTAATTCCCGAATTCTCTACAATAATTCTATCTAAAACAAGTAGAACTGTATATTCTCCACCTTGTGGTGGTGGAGGAGTATATCCATTTCCTGGATCTAAAATTTCTACTCTTTCAATAACTCCTCTACCACTTATTTTTTTCGCACATGGTGGTGGAATCAGAATTGCAGAAACTGCCATAGGATTGTCTGTCCAAGCAATTGTATCTGAAGAAGAACTTTGAATATCTTTACTGATGTATAGTGCAACTCCCATCGGATTCTTTTCAAAAATAAACTCATCGCGAATTTTTGCCTCAGACTTAGTATTCTGCAATATTATCTCAATAGTATGGTTTCCAGCTGTTGCATTAAATGTATATTGAACTTTTTGCCCAACAAAATCGGATGTGCTATAAACTTCTACACCATCAACTTTAAATATGGCAGCATTATCTGCTTGAAAATTGAATTTATAAACTCCACCCTGAGGGAAATTAACATTAGTCCATTTTAATGTAAAATCTCCAATAATTGCTTCATCTTCTTGACTTATAGATTTAAAAACTTTTGGAGAAATAGAGAAGTCGTTCATGTATGTACTCCAACGACTATCCTGATATTTAAAAAGTGTTGGACCGCTGTAGGTTACTCCATTTTTTGTAGTAGAACCTCCTGCTGGAGCTCCCGCTTCAACTCTAAAAATAAGATCATAAGTATTTCTTCCCAAAGGAGTTCTTCTTCTATTTGAAGATTTAAAAATACCCGATGAAGCTGTAATTTGAATGTCGTCATTATCATTGTTGGTTGCAATGTAGTCTGCAAAAATTTTATTACTTTCACCTTCACCGGCTTCTTTTGCCTTAGTTCCGTTTTTAATTAATCCTTGCTCAACACTTTTAAATTTTGCAGAATTTTCTTTTGCAACTACTCTATAATTAATACCAGGTCTTACTTTTATTTTTTCCGTTCTTGTTTCTTTAACCTTTTGGGCACCCAAGATGGTAAATGAATCTTTACCGTCTTCAGATGTAAATGAAAAGGATAAATCTCTTATTGCCCCTTCTCCATATACATTGAAAGAGACTTCTGTGCTCTGAGCGGCAGTTGGTGGAGATGCCCAATCTTGTGTACTAAAAACTTTAGTATCTACATATTTTTTTATTTCTTGTGGTTTATTGTTAACCTCAACTGTAATTGTATGTCTACCTTTAGTTAGATATTTCTTTGCTAATTTTGGATTGGTTACATTAAATCCATCTAAAGTCGATACTTCTTGCCCATCGATTAATAATCTTCCAGTATTATCTCTGGTTCCTTTAACACCATAAAATCCAGCATAAGGAAGATCAACTTCCCAAGAATTACTGAAAGTAACTCCTGCAGTATCGCTTCCCGGAGTATTGAGAGGAAGAACCGGAGATATTGCATATCTATTCATGAATGGACTCCAAGCATTTCCTCTGGTAAATCTCACTGGATACCATTTTTGAGAAGAACCCGGAAATCTGGTAGACCAAATTGGATTAGGTGGACATCTTCCAGTTTGTATTGGTGGTTGCTCTTGAGGGATGTTTGGCATTGGAGCAACCATAGATAAAGAAACTCCCATTGGATTTTCATTCCAAGATTTTGGAGAAATTGTAGTTTCTGTCTGGGAAGTTACTGCGGATCCTGGAACTTCAAAGGTAAGATCATAAGTGTTTCTTCCGTAAGGTGTCTTTCTTCTATTCGAAGATGTAAAAGTTCCTAAAGAAGTGGTAACCTGAATATCATCATTGTCATTTCTAGTTGAAGTATAATCCGCAAAAATTTTGTTACCATTACCCGCAGGAAGTTCCTTACTTTTTACCCCATTTCTAACTAATCCCTGCTCAACTCCTTTAAATTTTGTAGAGTCCTCTTTTGCCTTTACTTTGTATTTTACTCCAGGTCTTACCTTTATCTTCTCTATTCTTGTTTGTCTGTTGCTCTGAGCCCCTAAGATAGTAAATGAATCTTTGCCGTCTTCGGATGTGAATGAAAAAGATAAATCTCTAAAGGCACCCTGACCATATACTGTGAAATCTACCTCAACAAAATTTGGTTTAGTGGTAGTTGTAGATTCATATATTTCCTGATTACGCAATTCAACTCTTATTATATGACTTCCTTCTTGAACTGTTTTTTGGATTGGTTTTGGATTTTCTGCAAATCCATTTAACTTGCCAACTTGATTATCGTCAATAAAAAGAGTTGCAATATTATCACAATTGCCTCTAAAGATATATTCTCCAGTAATCGGAAAATACTCTTCCCATTCTAAATTAAAAACAAGACCACTATAATCACTTCCCTTTAAATCGGATGGAGGAACTGGAGAAACTGCATATTTGTTCATATGCTCTCCCCATCTCGGGAAGGTAACTTGATTTACTTCGTAAATTTCTCCATTAGAGTCTGTAATTGACCTTGGATTAGTTTGTCTCGAAGTCCAGTAAGGATTTTTTAATACGCTTTGGTATAAATCAATCTCTCTTCTAATGGGGTCTTCGGTTATTGATGTGTATCCAGATGGATCCCATCTACCAAGATTTTCGCCATTTACTCCAAAAGATTCTCCATATCCAACATCAGTATCTTCGCATAATTCATATTCCTCAAAATCTTCTTCTCCCTCAAATACTTCTATTTGGTCTGGAGTTTCTCCAAGAATAGATCTTAAAACAGTTCCGTTGCCAAATAAACAATCATCCTTTGCAATAGTGATTGGTGGATACTTATATCCATGACCACCTCTAACAACATCAACAGCAAGTAAAGAACCGTCTCTACCAATAATAGGATTTGCTGCAGCACCTACACCATCTCCACCAAAAAATATAATTTTTGGGGGTCCACACTCACGGTAAGATTGAATTCCGTCACATTCTCCAGTTGCATTGAGTAAGTCGTTAGGAGTTAAATCATTAACTTCATTGATATTCAGATATCTAATGTTATTATTGCCATCAGTAAAAATAAAAGTTGTTCCTGGATTATCTTTAGCGTAATTATTTGCTTCACAAATAGTTATTTCCGTAATATATCCAAAGTTTGGGTCTACATATCCGACTTTAATATCATCTTTTGTTGGATTAGAAAATAAATTAAAAGTCATTATTCTATGAATCCGATTTTAAATCTTCTTGATTTTGTCCAGGAGAAGCAAATGGTTTAGCTGGTTCTGGAGTTATTTTTGTGGTTGGGTTTTGTGCCTTAGAGTCAACTTCACCAACTCTTGGTTGTTGAGAGTTTGCTGCTGCACCACTTCCATTTTGGATGATAAAATAATCTGATGCAGGACAACTTGGAGTTAACTCACATCCAAAAATATTTAAAGATATATTTCTGAAACTTAAAGCTGAAGTAATACTTCCAGTTACATCTCCTATTAAATTTTTCTTATCTTTTACAAACTTGGTAATTTCTCCAATTCCAGACAATATATCATAAAGAAAATTATTCACATTGTCTAATATTTTAGTAACTGTCTTATTTATTTCTGGCATCTGTCCGGATATTATATTTCCAGTTAATCCTTCTACGGAGCAAATTGGAGTTGTTGGGGTCGATGGTTTTGTTTTTATCGGCAATTCTTTTTTTAATTGACCGTTCAAAAATCCTCTTATTTGATCACACAAATTATTGGTTATTTTACTGAATAAACAAGTAATTAATTCGGTTATTCTTTTTTTTACATCAAAATACTTATTCCTTTGATTTGGTGGTATCAAATTTACAGTTTTTGCTAAAGATTTATTAATCTGTTTCATTATATATTCCATAATCTTATCAAAGATTATTTTCATGTATTTTGCAATTTCACATGCAAAATTGTTAATCAATTCTTGTATCTGGCTAAAAATTAAAGAAACTGCATCAACATAACTTTGGACAGCATTCAAAATCTTATCAATATCCTTCGTTAGGTTTTCTAAAGCAACTTGAATTGCTTTTAATGCAGATTTGACTTTATCGCATGGTGAAAGAATAGCAGTCTTTCTGTGATAATAGTCATTTCTAACAATATCCGCTTTTGACTGCTCATGAACAGCATCTACATTTTCCTTTGTTGCTCCAGGTTTTGTGGGAGATGTTGGAGAATTTGCTGCTTCACATCTTGCCTTAATTCCATTTTGAACTGCTGTTTTTACAAAATTAATAAACTCTGGAGTTCCGCGAGTTAGATTTCTTGCCTCTGCTTCAGCAGAAGCACTTTGAATATCTCTTAATTGGAAAGAAGTTGGTTGCCTATCTCTTCTTAATCCATATTGGTCTACTTGAACTCCCGGTGGAATATCAGCACATTCTTGAGATGTATCTTGGTCTTTTGGTTTGGTAATTACAAGACCTTCATCCGGAACTTTAATATATGGATCTTTATTACCATCAGCAGGATTTGCATATCCGCTTACAGCAAGACTTCCTGGTTGAGTGTTTGTTACCTTGCTACCGCCAATTGATGTTGCAAGTTGCGTTTGTGCATTATTACCAAGAACTCCCATGATAACAGGAACTTGCTGATCCTGTCCATCAAGGAAAAATCCAAAAACAAACATCCCCTGCCTTAATGCAGAGGTTGCTCCTGCATTTGCTTGTCCTCCACCACCAGTCACGGGATACATTACCTGTGCCCAAGGAAGGTCTTGAGAACTTATTTCTTCTTCACCTTGATCATGAAGACCTATAATTCTAACTTTATATCTGCGAGATTGTCCAGATATTTGCTCTTTAGACTCAAATTTGCTTGAGAGCATATTATCTCTCCAAGTGGAATCGCTGGCAATTTGCCCTATCCACCAATTGAAATGTGCTCCAAGAAATCCTGGATTAAATAAGGTTCCTTCAGACATCAATCCTCGTAAATTCTACATTCCAGAGCATTTGGGTTATCATTACAATAAAGTTCTAACCCAGTAGGGTCATGATCATCATCTGGATGGTTTTTAACCCATCTTTCTAAAGATTCTAATTCATCTTGAGCATGTCTTCTTGATTGCGAAGACACTGTTGGGTCGTCAAGAATTTTTCTGTCATGCTTAATGTGTTGTTCTACATTATCCATAGTAGAATTTTTTTATGCTATTACTATTTAACAACTTTATATTGCATTATAAGATGGACTTCCCCTTTTTCCTAAAGAATCTCTAACTAAAGTTAACTTAGTATAACCACCATCCTTTAAACTTAAATAATGGCATAGTTCAGCAATAACATAAAACCCGCCAAATTGTTTATTAAGTTCTTGAGTATCCTTGCTTGATAGTTCTGGAGAGTCAATGAAAATTAAATCGCCCGCATGTAAACTAAAATCTGCACTAATTGTTATTGTAACCTTAGTTGAAAAAAACTGATTATATCTCATCACAGATTGATTCAAAATATTTTTTGGATCAAAATTTGGATCTCTTGATTTATTAATTTGCTCAGAAACTGGACCAGTTGGCAATGTTCCCCTGTCAATTAGCATGTACTGTGTTCTTGTAAAATCTTTATTTTTTCCATCTCTAAAAAATTCACTATTATACTTTGGAAATTCTTTACCAGCTTTTTGCAAATTTGATTCTGAACCAGGAGTTCCACTTGAATTCGCATTTGCATTTATGACTTGATAGTAACAATTAAATGGATCGAATAAAATTGTCCTCGTTGAGTAAGATCCTATCTCAAATTTGGACTGAACATTTCCTGTAGCGGTGTCAATATTATGTTCTAATATCTTTCCATCATATCCTGAAGGAACATTTGCTCCCCTACTATCAGGTGTTTGATTAAATATTAAACTTTTATAATTTTTTTTAGAACCAGAAGGAGTATTCTCCGACAAGAGATTTTCTATTGATTTGAATTTAAATCCATCTGAGGTCTCATAGAAAAAGAAACCTGCACTATTTCCTATTGCCGTTTGTAGTTTTGGAATTGATTTTTTAGCAAGCCAAAGTAAAACATAAAAAGGTCTGCGATTATTTCCTATAAAATTATAATTATTCTCGGTTTCTTCTATATCTACATTTTTTTGAGTTCCAAGATATTTTGATTCCGTTAATATTTTCCTAACATGGTCAGATATTTTGCCATCAAACCGAGAGTTAACTACTGTTTTATAGTTAAAAATAGATTCCTTAGAAACAAGATTTAAAGAAACTACAGTTCTTTGAGTATCTTGACCAATTGGTTTTATATTGTCAATATACAAGTCTAATTTTAATTCAACATCATTTGGATCAGTCATCTTAATTGTTGCTTTTTCAGTTCCAACTAAAGGCATACCCTCAATCAAAGTCTTATACGCATTTTCTGATTCTACAGTCTTACCACTTTCAACATACATCAAATCCAATTTGATAGCTGGATTTAAAATACTTTCATAATAATATAAGTCAGTAATTATTTTTGAGATATCCTTTTTCTTAGACTTATTATTAGATTCAATAAGAAACTGTTTAATATTATAATCTCTGGATTGTGCAACAGTAATTGGTGTATTTGCCATGCTTCTGTATGTTCTATATTAGTATTTACTACATGAAAAGTATGTCTTTAGATGGATCTTCACTTCCACTAATATAAGAGGAATTTTTTGGTGGTGAAGGCAATACTCTTGGCGGAACAACGGCAGTTATTGGTTGTTCTGGAACATGATACATATAATCTTCCTCAGTTTCTGGAAATCCATCTTCGGTATATTGACTCAACATGGATATTAAACTTTCTGATGCTCTTTTTCTTTGAGAAACAGTTTCTGTCTTATTAATCAAATCATAAAATGGAATTCCAAATAGTTTAACGGAATCAGCATCAACAACATATTCTCCTGGGTGCGTGACTGCATAATCGGTTTTTCTAATTAAACCACCATGTTCATAAGCAACATGCACATGATCACTGTGTTCAGATGGTTCATTTCTTGCATGTAGTAGTTGAACTGGTTTAACACCTTTCATTTTATTAAACTCTGCGATAGCAGCAAGAATCGGACCTTGTTCATAAGCATACGCACCTAAATCAATTGCTCTACCTTGATAATGGTAAGAGTTTGCAGCGTGTCTACCAAGAACTCCACCAAATTCTGGATGCTCATGAATACTTCCCGGAACAACACCCAATTTCTGAACATATCTTCCAAGTTCTCCTGCAATCTTACTACCAAGACTTCCATATCCTTTTCCGAGGTCTAAACCACCCATACCTTCAGCACCAGAAGTTGGTGCGGTATCGACTTCTCTTTTTTGTTTTAATTTAGAATAATCTTCCGCTGTTCCATGTATTTGGTCTTTTCCACCTCTAAATCCACCATAAAAGTAAAATCCATACTTTCTAACCAATTCATTTAACTTTTCATTAATACCACCATTTTTCTGACTGAATGTATCAGAAACTCCAAGAACTCTAACTTTTGCTCCTATAGATTTTAAATATGAAAGTTGAGATTCAACAGAAGAAAAGTCATCCTTAGAATTTGCAATGCCAGTTGAAAGGTCAATCAATTTCCCCTGAAGGGCATCGCCTTTTGCTTTTAAAATCTTTAAAACATTTGCCGCACTCCTGCCAACTTGAGTGTCGTCACTATCAGTTCCCTTTCCACTCCTACCGGCAAATCCATGTGCTATACTATCACCAATAACAAATTGTGCTTGTCCACCAAATTGTGCGAGTGGATTTTCTTGGGTGTCCCCTACTTTTTGTGCGGAAGGACTTACTGCCCCACCTTGTGTGCTATTTGCCTTCAGTGTTAATTGATTTGATAAATTAGATATAATTGAATTAATTGGATCAGTAATAGCATCTTTTACTATAGAACTAATCCAATTTGATATATCAATAGGTCCTGTCTTATCACTGATTACTCCACCTTTAACATCTGGAGATTTTGCAGTATCTAAAATATCATTCAGAAGATTATTAAGACCTACACCAACTGCTTTAAAATCACTCTCTGGTGGTTTGTCTCCCATTAAAGTTTTAACACTCATTTCAAGCAAAGGATGTACAAATTTTGTAGTGCCAACAATATCATAAGATTTTTCTAAGTATTCGTATGGATTTGTTATACTGACATCAGAAAAATTCTGATAGAAAGTTGATATTTTTGTATTAGTTGAATTTTGATATGGAGATAAACCTCCAACATCAACACCAGGCTGTAGCGGAGAAGTTGAAATAACCTCAGTTCTTCTTGCCTTAACTCCTTTACCTGCTGTTCTTGTGACTGCCCCCATATACATTCCGCCTCTGGTAACCTCTCCTCCTTCAGCGTATCCCATTGCTTCTGTGGCACCTTTACCATATAAACTTCCAAAAGAACCTTTCTTTTTAGCAAGAAGTCCAAAACTAAGAACATTAACCATTTGTCTTAGTTGCTCTCTAATTCTGGCATCAAGTTTTCCAAGATTCTCTCTTTGGGTTCTTATTCCTTTACTATCCCCCATTAAGGACATCACCGCAAAATTTATTAACTCAACTGCATATCTAAAGGGAGCACCAATAATATCAAGCAATGTTCCTATACCGGTAGAAAGAAAATTATAAAATCTGAGTCCGGGAATAGCAAATGTATTGTAAAAAGCAAGTTTGGCTGACCTCGTAATGAGATTTGGATCTTTTTGTGCTTCCTCCACTTTCTTGTAAGCATCTGATTCAAGTTTTGTAGTAAATTTTCTCTGTTGAAAAAGTAATTCACCAACAAGAGATGATGCAAGTCCAACGAGACCAACAACTCCGACAGTGGAGCTTGCTATTCTTTGAGCAATAGCTTGCATAGAAGCTCTAAATCCTTGCCTTTTAACAACCTCTTGAGTAACTTTTTCTTGAATAGTATCAACTGCTTGCCTTTGAACACCTGACTGAGAATCGATTTCAATCAGATCGGAAAAAAGCATTCCAGCAATAAGCATGGAATTCATTACATTTTTTGCGGTCCCTAATGCTTTCTCATAATTTTGTAGACCTTTATCGCCACCTAATAATTTTGCTTGTTTTTTACCAAAATCAACTATCTGATAAACTTTATCGACAAATGTGACAAATGAATTTAGTAATGCACCAGAAAACTGAAGAATGAAATCACTAAACTTCATTGCACCCACCAAAACACCTTTTAGTTTTGGTGCATGGGGTAAAAGTTTAATTGCAAATGCCCCTAAAAGAACTTTGAATAGGAAATTTTTTACAACATCAAGAAATCCAAGTTTTTTGACAGGCATCTTAGTGGATACTTGTCTTTCAGAACTATCCGTTGTATCCTCTAATTTTCTTTCCTTTTCTTCAAATCTCTTTCTTTCGTTCAGTAAATTTTGACGCTTGAACGCAATATCCTTAAATTTGTTTTTTTGTCCAACAAGTTTTTCGACTCGAACTACTTGCTTTTTAAGTATGAAAGTTGTTGGATTCTTGAGTGTAATGTATGCCATTTACTTATCCTCTCATACTTAGTATGTCTTGTTCCCAATTAATTTCTTCATCAATAATTGTAGTAGAGGACTGAGGTTTGGTCAGAATCGAAGGAGACATTATAAAGTCCACTTCACTATTATCAACGATTATTTCTGGTCTTTGGTCTATTTTTCTACCGGTATATTTACTCAAATGCTTTATCAGTTGAGATGATTTTTCATTTCTTTGTTTTTCATTCTCAATGCCATTGATCATACTGAAGAATTGGACTCCACCAAACAAATCAACAGAATCTTTATCAATCACATATTCACCTTCGTGCAATAGTCTAATACCACCAGATAAAGTAGGTCCACCACTCTGACGAGAAGAACTTAACATAGATTTAACTTCAAGATAATTCAAGAATGAAGTTTGATTTCTGTCGCCCACATAACCAACATGAACATGAGGAACTTTATTTGCTACACCAGATAATCCAAGCGGAGTTCCTGCATTTATTTTGATTCCCGATTTATTCTTAACAGCACTCGATAGTTCATACAAGTGAGTTGCATAAAAGAAATTAACTGTTTTGCCTTTGTGTGAAAAAGGTTTATCCAATTTTATTCTTACACTATGCTGATCTTGTTGACCGGGCATATTTGGATTTGCATCTTGACCCATTTGAGCAACATGTCCACGCTCTGCATACTCTAAAATTCCACTAACAGATGCAACAACTTTTGAACCTATAGGCGTTAAAATATCAAGACCAGTATCAGCAGCATATCCTCCTTTATTTGAAGCAATATTCTGAGAAGGAACTGGGTTTACAACACCAGAAATTGAAGTAGAGACACTCTCTGCACCCATATTTAATCCACTACCATCAGGAGTTTCTGGGTCACAAATGCAAGGATCTACATTTGCGGCAGGGGAACCTGGTGCTATTTTTGCAGTTGACGGACCTGCACCTTTTTTTATTTGTGCCAATCGTGCCATAAAATTAGATCTTGACATACCAGCCCTATTTCCACCAGCGTGTCTGTCAGGATATGTTCCACCACTACTATGGGGAAGACCTCTCCAAGTCGCAGAAAGACGATTACCAAACTCTTCATCACTCATCTGACCACTTCTCCACCTTGAAAATCCATGTCCAGAATATAACATTTTTAATGCTGTTCTATCTTGCAATTCTGGCGTAAACTTATCACTTCCTTTACCACCAGCTGCAACTACACGCTCTAAAAGATATTCTGGCATTTGTTGATATCTACCAACAGCACCATTTGCATTTGATGCCAACCAAGAAACACTCATTTGAGTTGGTTTTCCTGCAGTTGCACCGCGAGAAACATTAAATGCATCATATTCTTTAGGTCCAGATTCGACTGAAGCAATCAAATCTAAAATTGCTTTATCAATTGCATCTCCAGCAACAGCAAACCCGCTACCAGTATCGCAAGCAGCAGCACAAGCATCCGCACTTGTTTCTTCAGCAACACCCGGTGGAGGAAGAAGACCTAATTGAATTCTAAGTTGATTTTGTATCTGAGAAAATTTGTCCTGCAAACTTTTTGAGATTTCTTGTTCGATAATATTCTTAAATTCATCAGTTCCTAAAGATGTGTATATTTGATTATACGCTTGCCTATTTTCTTCATAAACTCCGGATAATAATAAAGAGGACAATGAACCACTTGCATTAGAATAATCTCTATTCGTAATTCTATCTCCAAGAATGGATTTTACAGTTAACCCCATTAAAGGTCCAATTGAACCACCATCATATAAACTTTCATAAGAAGAAATCATATAGTTATATTGATTCATTCTATCATTTTCTTTTGGATATGGAAAAATCTGTGTCATCATTCCAGTTCCGCCTATTGCAGATCCAGGTTGCAATGAACTCGATTGTGGATTGAATGTTCTTGGTATTTCTACTTTTTTACCTTTATTATTTTGAGTATATCCACCCCCAGCAAATTTTTTAACTACTAACCCACCACTATAATATCCCATATCTTTAACTGCTTTCTGCCCATACAAACTTCCAAATGACCCAGGAGTTTGTAGTTTATTGGCAACGCTATCCATTTTGAAGAATGAGAAAAGAGGAGCAAATACAGATAGACCCTCTCTTATATTGTCTCGCACTCTTGCATCAAACTTTCCCAAATTTTTATTTTGTTCTTCAAGTCCTCTTTTATCATTATTAATTTTCATTGCTGCAGCACGAATCAACTCAACACCGTATCTAAAAGGAGCACCAATAATATCCAGAAGAGTTCCAACACTACTTAAGAATGCTATCGGAACTTTAAACATTGCGGAGAGAACACCGAATTGGTTCAATCCTTTGGAATATTTTTTAATTTGATATATTCCTTCACCTAAAGCCGAGGATAATAGACCTGCGCCAAGAACTATTCCAGCAGCACCCAAAGGTCCAATTGCTGCTCGTGCTGCTACCTTTGATCCTTCTTCTGCCGCTTTTGCTGCTGCTTCTCCTTTTATCTTTTGTTGAATAATATCGGTGCCAGATTCTATTGCTTGACTTGCTGCAGGTATTCCACTACCAACTCCACCAAAATCACTGAATATCATTCCGGCAATCATGATAGAATTCATTAAAGAATTCGCTTGATTGTTCAATCCATCCAAAGAATCAACTGCTTTTTGTCCGCCAATAGTCTTTACTAATTTTCTTGCATGTTCGGCTGCTTGATATCCTTTATCTACAAATGTGACTAATCCATTTAATAATTTGCCACTCATATCAAGAATAAAATCACTGACCTTAAACATTGTGGTCAATAATCCCATCATTTGTGGAAGATATTTTAACAGACGAACTGCTACAAATCCTAATAAAACATTAACAATAAATTGTTTTAAGGAATCTAAGAAACCAAGTTTTTTTCCTATCTTCTTTATTGGTTTTCCTATAAACTTTAATGTTTTTTCAAGTCTTGATTCATAATCAATAAATCTTTCTCTTTCAGAATTTTTTCTCTTATCATCAATACTTTTTTTCTGAGTAATTAATGATGACTTAATAAGTTTTTCCTTTGCAACAAATTGTCCCTTTACGGATTTAAGAGTTGTTGTGAATGGAGAAACTATTTTCATTTTTATCTAATACCTAAGATATTAGCATTTCTTCTATTTGAACTTGACGAAGCACTGAAGGATGGAACTGATGGATTTGAACCACTTCCTCTTCCTCCTCCCATTCCACCTCCAGCAACTTTTGGCTTAGATGAAACAACTTTAGGTGCTGGTTTTGGTGTTGGGGTGATTGGTCTTGAGTTTGGAGATGTTTTACCTATCTTTGCCATTCTCAAGTCTCTTGCTCTCTTCGCCTCAGCATAACTTCCATAATATTTTCCATCCGAAGATGAATAGTATTTACCCATTGCCGCAGCACCAGATTGCTTTATTCTTGCCTCAGATGCTTTGTCGGCAGCATTTGCTTTATCTATTTGGTCATATGTACCAAACATTCTGGTTAATCCACGACCAACTCCACCAAGAAGTCCACCCCTATTCATAAATTCTTGATTTGCAGTTCTTACCTTAGCATTAGTTTCTCTTTCTCTTTGCTGTGGGGTAATTGAAATTGATAACTTTTTCTTTGCATTTGAATCATTTACTGCTCTTGAATATCCATTAGGTCCAAGGCGTTCATTCATCATTTTTTTAATATTTTCTTCTTTCATTCCACGCCTTCTCATATCTTCCAAATCACTAATAGCAGTGAGACGCATTTTTCTTGCGTTTAAAGTCTCCTCTCTGCCAGTAGAACCTTTTGGATCAAAGAAGTCTGCAATAGACTCCAACATTCCTTTGTTTCTTTCAGTTGCTCTTTGATAAGTTGGTTCTCCTCCTTTAAAAGACAAGTAAGCAACAAAAGGTCCATCAGGTCCCATCATAATTTTAGTTTTTGGTAGGTTCTTTTTATCTACATTTCCAAGACCACTACTCATCAAACCACCACCTTTACCACTATATCCTTTATTTCTGGCACCATACTTATCAACTTGTCCAGAAAGACCCTTTGCAAAATTAGAGGAGTATATAATATCCTTTCCTCTTTTTTGAGCAAAATATCTCATTCCACCGACATTAATTTCATTAATAGGAATACTATCGGCACCCGTTCCTGCACCAAGGGTTTTTACTCCACCTTTAACAAGGATTGATTGTCTACCACCATAAGTTGTTCCATAACCAGCACCAAGAGGTGTTTTTACTCCTTTTCCGGATGAAAGTGCTCTTTGAACTCCTACTTGGTCTTCTATTCTCTTTAATCTTTGGTCTAAAGATAATCTTTTATTATCTTCAAGAACAGGATCTCTATAATTAGGATCTTCTCCAATCAATCCACCACCTACAGCATGAACTGCATGTCTTACAATTTTGGGGCGATTAGTTCCACCACCAGCAGAGTTCATTGCTTCAAGTGTGCTCACACCAAACTTCTGAACTGCTCCACGAGACATAACAAATTCACCGTCAGTAAGCATTGCTGGGACTTTATCAATTCCCTTTGGACCAGAAATGCTTCCACCAAGTCCTTGAGTTATATTAGCAAGACCACCAGAAGCTAAAAATGCTGTAAATGGATTGAGTTGGGAAGATACTTCTGCTCCAGTTGACTTTAAAATACCTTTTAAGTCGGCAAGACCACCACCAGCAGCTTCCATTGTGGGAACTGACTGAGGTTCAGGAACTGCTATTTGTGGTGCTTCTCCATCACCCATGAATTTATTGATTGCAAGACCAGTTCCAACAGCAGCTGCACCGGCAACTCCAAGTTGAAGAAGACCACCGCGCAATCCACCAATTTTTCCACCACCAGCAAATACGGAGGCAATCCCCTTTCTTTTTAGTATTTGTCCAGTGGCAATTGCTTTTGCTAATCTTGCTGCAATTACAATAAGTCTGGTTGTTAACCCAACGGCAACTCCAGCAACTTTTCTTACAACTCTACCAAACCCAGTACCAAATAAAATATAACCAGCAACCAGAGATGGCCACCAATCACTCAAAAATCTCATTATGGAGCGAATTTTGCTCCTATTTTTTTCGTCCGCAAACCAATTTAATAATAATATAAGTGCTCTACCAAGAAATACGGTAACAAAAAATTGTATTATCTGGTCTAATATACTTTTAACTGGAGCAACAACAGATTGTGCTACATTCTTTACGGTTGCAAAAGATCTTTCCAGACCAAGTTCTATACCCTGTCTTCTACTTCTTTCCTGACTTTTTCTTGTTTCATCAACATCTCTCTTTGTCTGAACATTTTGTTGAGAGAGAAGTTGAATGATATTTGTTAATGATTTAGATATGTCCTGCAGGATGGCAGTGTCTGCAGGGGATGATATTAATTGTTGTTGAGGTTGAGCAGCAAAAGCAGAAGAACGAACCGTTGTCGTTCTACCCATCATTTTTTGTGCATTTACTGTTGCCATGATGCCTTACAGTTGTGAGCTTTGCTGTTGTTGCTTCATCCTCTCTTCTTCAAGATGTTGCTCCAAAAGACCAACATAAACATCTCTTTCCCACGGGATCATATTTTCAATCTCCCATAAAGAATATTTATGGTACTGTACTAAGGCAAAATTAAGTCGGAAGTAGTTTTCGAGGTCCATATGGACCATGGCTACGCGAAAAAAGACGCTAACCCTTCAAGAACTACTTCACTTTCAACACCAGTAGTTGGGTTCTTGACAGTGATTTTATGAGAAAGTTTTGGCATTGTTTCAAAGAACTTTTCAATTTCTTTGAACTGTGAGGAATTCATTTGATCTAAAAATTCAGTAACCTCTTTTTTAGTTACATCTGCCGTAGACCATACTTCTTCTTCAGTATAGATTTTATCAATGCAAGATGCAATCAAATCAAAAGATTGTTCCATTGCATTTTCATTTTTAAAATCGAAGTTAGTTTTGATGAATTGGTCAAGTGATGGATATTTCATTTCCATCATAATACTACTATCTACCTTAATTTTATTGGTATGTTCTGGATTTTTTTGTACTTTAATATCATCCAAGTTAATACTCACAGAAACATTAGTTTCATTATCATCAGGGCAGATAATATTAACCTCAACATCTTCTCCGACAGATTTGCCGCGAATATTGAGAAATAAAAACTCAATGTCAAAAGTTGGTAAATTTTCTACTTTAATGTCTTTAGTCAAAATACAACTTTTGATGACATTCTTAATTGCATTAGTAATTTGCTTATTGTCTTCGCTTTCTAAAGCAATTACTAATAACTTTTCTTCCTTAACAAGAAATGGTCGGTAAAGAATTGTTTTTCCACTTGAAGGCAATTCAAGTTCATAAGTCGGTGTAGAAATCTTAGGTAATGGCATAATGACCTATAGAGAAAATCAGATGTGATTATTTAGATGCTTATGCTCTGACTGAATTTCCAGAAGAATTTGCTGCTTGTTGAGATACTCCACCAACTGTAAAGGATGATGGAGAAGAAGTTGCCAAAGCTCCAGCACCATCAAGACCAGGAAGTGCCATATCACCAATGCTAAATTGTGCATTATTGTATATTGCTTGAGTTTCTGGGTCCACAAAATCGCCAAAAGAAGATTGGGCGTCCGAATGAAGAGGTTCTTTACTTCCAGTTGGGTAAAGAACATACCTAACATAAGAAAAAGACACGGTACATTTTAGTAGAGATGAAGTATCATAAGAAACTGGCATTGAAGATATAGAAATAGGAAATGCGTTAACAAATTGATAACTCAATGTTCCTCCAGAATAAAAATCTTTAGAACCAGTTCTTTCGAATTTTGTGATAGATAATCCCGATTTAGAAACATAATTGGTTGGATAATTTATTCTATAAAAATAATTTGTAGCTAAAGAACCAGGTCTGCGTACACCTTCAGTTTTCTCTGGACCTTGAGCTACACTTTCTCCAACGATATATTTCATCCATACTTCAAAAAATCTAATTGGAAGATATTCGCCAGCGTTGACATAAAATGTCATATCAATTCTATCATCATAAATTCTTCTTGAAGCGTGTCTATGAGTAGTTCCGTGATAATCGCTGTTAATATCAATGGTCGCAATATTAGATCCAGGAAGCACTGTTTCGCAACAAAGCAAATTCAAAGTATCTTGCTTAATTCCCTCAAATTGATATATTCCATTCGCTTCGAAATACTTTCTGCCATTAGTCCCAGAGAGTCCAGGGGGAATGGGAATTGATACCTCAAAATGAGATGTTAGTGCTGGGTTCAGTAGTTTGGACTTAATGTCCGACACTGACCTTACTGTTCTTCTAACTGGGTCGAATACCATTTATAAATATTTTTTGACCGTATATATTATGTAGTAAGGATAATGGCAGAAAGTATTAAGAGTAAATATAAACCATCATATCCAAAAAAGTACATAGGAGACCCAAATAACATTATTTGTAGAAGTAGTTGGGAAAGAAAATTCTGCCGTTGGTGTGATTTAAATGAAAATATAATTGCTTGGGGCTCAGAAGAAATTCGCATCAAGTATTATGACCCAGTGAAGCAAAAAGTAAGAAATTATTTTCCAGATTTTATTATTAAGGTAAGAGAACAGTCTGGAGAAATTAAGAAGTATATTGTAGAGATTAAACCGAAAAAACAAACAGTTCCTCCACAGCAGAAATCCAGAGTAACAAAATCATATATCTACGAAGCCTATACTTATGCTACAAACCAAGCAAAATGGAAAGCAGCAGAAGAATTCTGTAAGGATAATATGATTGGATTCAAGATCATCACAGAAAACGAACTGGGTATAGGGTAATGGCAGAAGGTTTCGGGCAATATGCAAGTGTTCCCCCAAGAATGAGAGAGCTCAAAAAGAAAATTGCTGAGGCTGGAACTAATGACCCAGAAGATTTGATGTTAATTATTATGGATTCTTTAAAAGAAGAAGTATTATATCCAGAGCCAGGAAAATTTTATACTTTTATATACAACCCCAAAACACCGGAAATTGAATATGACCAACATCCATTGATTGCTTGTACTTCATTAGAGAGATGGGGATTCAAAGCAATCAATTTTCATTGGAGAGAAGGTAGGCAATATACTTGGGAAGAAGTTGCTGGCAAACTTCATGTAATAAAGTATGATGAACTTGATGAAATGTTATCTATACCTTATGCAAAATTCCGTCTAAATAAATAAAACCCACAATTTACGAAGTAAAAATATATTTGATTAGAGAAATTCCACCCTCAAAAGTAAAGTAGTGGCAAATACAAAAACAAGCAAACCAAGTTTAGTAACTGTAGGAAATCAACAAGTAGCAGTAAAAACTGTTGTCACTGACAATGGAAATAATAATTTTTCCATACAAGTTGTAAGAAATAGCGCAACTAACCCAAGTGCAACTGGAACTGTTATTGCGGCAACAGATTCCTCAGGAAAGTTAAAGCCAACAGCAAATGCATCATCTCAAGAAAAATTAGACATTAGCAATACAAATAGTCAATTAATAAAAGAAGTAAGAAATCAAAAAAGTGGACTTGAAGCACCTTTGGGAGTCACTGATCCAACAGCAAAAGCAGCATATAATAAGGCAGGTGGTCTTGGATCTGGAAATCAAGCAATAAATCCAGAGCAGAATAAATCCCCAGAATCTCTTCCGAGTGATGAAGCAAAGGAAGCACTATTTGGAGAATCCGAAAGTTTCAGAGAGAAGACAAGATTAAATTATGGAGATGCTAGATATCCATTAGATTTATCAATAGAATTTCAGGATTGTATAAAGTTTACAATTTTAAATTATAGACCATCTTTAGCTGGGGGAAAAGGTGGACAAGGAAGCACCGGAGAAGTTAGTAGAATTGTCACGATTGATAAAGGAAATCCAACCATAGGTAAAGAAAGACTTGGAACCATAACTCTACCAATTCCGGCAGGAATTTCTGATAGTAATTCGGTGAGTTGGCAAGAAGATCCTATTAATAACTTTCAAGAAGCTCTCGGCAATATCACTCAAAAATATATCATAGGTGGTACGGAAGCTGCAACACCGGCAGTAGGATCTGCGACAGACACACTGAAATCTTCAGTAGATTCTGGAGATTTGCAAAGATCCCTCTCTGCCACATTAGCGGGATATGCAGCCCAAACAGATAAGCTGCAGCAGAGAGTATATGGAACTATGTTCAATAATAACCTAGAACTGCTGTTTAATGGGCCCGGTCTTAGAACTTTTTCTTTTGGATTTAAATTATCCCCAAGAAGTCCATCAGAAGCAAAAGAAGTAATGAAAATTATTCGTTACTTTAAGCAAGCAATGTCTGTAAAAAGAAGCAAATCTTCTATTTTACTTAAAACACCAAGAACATTTGCAATATCATATATGTCATCTAATCAACAACATCCATACTTAAATAAATTTAAGGAGTGTGCATTGACATCAATGAATGTTGATTATACGCCAGATGGTCAATACATGACATATATGAGCTCAAATATAAATGAAAGATCAATGATATCATATAATCTAACATTATCTTTCCAAGAACTTGAGCCAGTATTTGATGATGAATATGGTAATGAGCAAGTAATTACAAACATAGGTTACTAAAATGTCTTCATATTTCAGCAAACTACCAAACTTTGAATATGTTAGCAGACTACCAAATGCTGGTATATCTGACTACTCTTTAGTTAAAAATTTATTTAAGAGAGGAGTAATACGAAGTGATATTTTAGACAATTTAACTTTTTTCGAAAAATATAAAATAATTGGTGATGACCGCCCAGATAATGTAGCATTTAAAGTTTATGAAGACTCAAGTTTAGATTGGATAATTCTTCTTTCAAATAATATTACCAACATACAAACAGAATGGCCATTACCTCAAGATGTTTTTGATTCCCATTTAAGACAAAAATATGGATTTGATGCTGGTTTAAGTTCGGAAGAAGATATTTACAACAACATCTATAATGGAGTACATCACTACGAAACTATAGAAATTAAAAATAGTCAAGGAGTTGTAATTATTCCCGCCGGTCTTGAAGTTCCATTTAACTATGCATTAGGTATGCAATATTATGAAGAAACTACGGATACTATAGAAACAATTTATGAGGCAGTGAGAGTGGTAACAAATTATGAGTATGAAGAAAAAATTGAAAATGAAAAAAGAAATATTTTTGTCCTAAAACCAGAATATATTAGTGTTGTAATCAATGATATGGAAGATATGATGGAATATAAAAAAGGTGCCACTCAGTATGTGAGCGACACCTTGAAGAGAGCTGATAATATCAGACTATATCAATAATCAATCTTCAGCAAGACGCTGGAAATAAGAAAGAGCATCATCTTCATCATCATCTTGAGAGATTTGAGGAAGTGAAGGAGACTTAGAACGAGCATAAGACTGTTCTAGTTCTTCTACTACACGCTCTTGAGCAGTAGGAGTTTGAGTGAACTCTTGGAGTTCATCTTCTTGCTCAACCACTGCACGGGAACGAGCAGGAGAAGAGTTCTTGAGACCCAGTACCATATTCATACGACGCTCAAGTTCTTCATAAGACTTGAACTGGTCTGGGGCAGTGATGGCAGTAAGAGAATACTCTTTCTTCCAGAGTGCTTCGAGAGCATCATCATCATCCAGCAGAGGTTCAACCGAACCAAACTCAGACTTATCATAGTTCCAGTAACCATCTTTCTTCACAATCTTCAGTTTGAAGTTTGCACCTTGCCAGAAGTCAAAAGGATTGATAGGAGTTTCATCCTCAAACTCAGGTTGCATTGCTTCCATAAGTTTATCAAAGATCTTCTTACCATACTTAAAGAGAAAGACCTTACCTTCGTTTGCAGGATTTGCAGGATCTTTTACAACATAGATGTTGCTGTAGTAAGACAGTTTACGCTTTTGTTTGCGAACAGTTTCTTTGTTAGACTCAATACCACTATTCCACAGTTCGCGGTTATATTCTCCCAGAGGATCTTTCTGACCAATAGTAGTCAGAGAGTTTTCAATATACCATCCACCATTACCTTGGAAGGCATGTGAATACATTTTTGCCCAAGGAAGTTCTTCACCTTCGGGGGCAGGAAGGAAACGGATAACTGCAAAACCGTTACCTGCTTTATCAACTTCGGGTTTCCAGAGACGCTCATCTGCACCACCTGAAGTTGTACTCATTTTCTCAACTTCTTTTACCAGTTTAGAAGTAAGAGAACCAAGTTTGGATTGCTTTTTAAGATCAGAAAAAGACATTAGATTTCTCCGTATTAGTAGGATTTGGCTTTTGTGTACTTCGTTATTCTACAGGTCAGAACCTGTTTTGTCAATCTGCTGCTTCATGATATCAAGCATTTTGGACATATTATTGAGAATGATATTCATGTCCGTTCCCGGAGGCATTCCCATCATAATTGCAGAATTAACAATTTTTTCTTTCATTTCGACTGCTTCGGGATCATCGGATAAACTCATTCTTGTATAAAGAACTTTTTGTTTATCTAATAGAGTTTCAAGAACTTCAACATGTTCAAGTTTTTCTTCTTTACTCATCGTAGGAAATTTAAAAATATTTCCATAGATTTGTTCTTGAAGTTCTGCAATTTCAGTCATCTCTGAGCGGACGACTTCGGAGTTAAAGAAACTCATTGACCCTCCAAAATAATTTCTTTTAAAATTCGCCTAAAACGAAATACATCAATATTTAGAAATGGATTATATTTTTTAATCCGACGACTGACGGTTTCCCACACTGGGTCTTGAAGTTTCTTATCAAACTTGTTCCCGAACAGGAATATTTTGTCATAGATCACCATAGTTTCTATACTAATCTTCCCGCTCAGGAACTTTTTTAGAAGAGGTGGATGTCCCTTTGAGCACTTAAAAACATCTTCAAAGTTATTATCTTCAAACAAAGATTGACTCTCTTCTCTAAAAACATAAGAAAGAGACTGAATTTTCTTTTGCCAATTTTGATATCTTCCTTCACCCTCTTTCATCATTTCACCAATCCACAAAGTTTCTGGATCTGGACAAGAGACAAAGTTTGCAACAAAAAAGTCTATAACTTCTTGATCAGATTTTTGCCTTGATATTTTTTCAAACCACATTCTGTCCTTCCGTTTATAAAAAGACTGAACTGTCGCTCTACTTTTACCACAGTACTTAAAATAATCATAACTGTCTTTGGTAAAATGATTTTTCAACGACAAATAGCACTTATAGGCATCAAAAGGCATCATTCAAAAAAGTAATATAGGGATTTTTTTGCCGGGATTTTTTCCGCCCAAAAATGGATTAAAAAACCAATTTTGCACGGGAAGTTTTTTTAAGAAAGTTTAGTTCCATTGCTTCATACTTAATCTTTTCCTTCAAAGGTTTTGAAATGAGTTTAGGAACTGATTCTAAATCAATATTGTTTTGCTCACAGAAATGAACAATAGCATCAATATAATTCATTTCAACATTAACTTGCACAAGATTTTCAATTTCTTGTGCAAATCGTGATGGACAAAAGAACTTGTTTTCTAATGCTTTTTCTAATTCATTCTCCATCTGACCCAGTATTGTGATGTACAAATTCTTTAATATAACGAACTAATAGTTTAATATAATCCCCTTTGTTTCTTTTGTCAAATACTTTGACTTCACCGCCAGGAGTAACCATTAAAGTAATAAGTTTTTTGACAACCTTACCAGTAAGTTCGTAGTATGCTGCAGCGTAGAATGTTTCTTGAACAAAATAGTTTTCAATCCATTCTTCTGGTTTAATTTTTTCTGAAGTCTTAAAGTCAATAACTGCTAACTCTCCTTCATATTCAGCAATACAGTCAACTCGTCCAGCAAGTCCAAGGTATTCTGAATAAAGAGTTCTCTCAATTGCATGAATATTATTTATCTTATCAAGATAAGGTTTCGCATGATGAAACATATGCTTTGTCAGGAGTTGATAATCATCCCAGACAAGTGATTTATTTTCAAGGTAATCCTGACAGACTTGGTGAAAGTCAGTTCCTCTTGCTGTTGCCTTTTTAGTAATACGATTTGCCTCTTCAAGTCCTACACGCTTTCGCCAATCAATAAAGATTTGACGATTATAGAATGAAGTAACTGAAGTAATTGAAGGCACCCACTGACCATCAGGAAGATTGTACAGACGGATGCCATTTGTTTCTTTCTTTTCTAATTCCAAATCACCTAGGTAATTACAATGAACAAAACTCATACACCAACTTCCATTTTAGCAAGAATATATTCCTTCACAAATCCAGAGCGAACAATATCATCAACTCCAAATTCAATAATATCAATTGAAGGCATCACACGAAGAACTTTCATGAAGTCAATGATTCCATTCTTCTCATTCGTCTTAATAAGATCAGATTGAGTAGCATCGCCACAGAACATAATCTTACTGTTTTCACCTACACGAGTAATTATACTATCAAGTTCATGAAAATTCAAGTTTTGGAATTCATCAACAATCACAATGGCATTATCTAAAGTGGTTCCGCGAATAAAAGAGGTGCTCCAAAAACTGATCGTTCCCTGAGTTTTAAGATTGCCATAAAGCATCTCAAATGATGCGTCGTCTGGCATTTGGAACATATACTTTACCATATTCTTATATGGAATCTGATAAAGACTTGACTTGTCTTCATGGTCTCCGGGAAGAAAACCAATCTCACGAGTAGCAACAAGAGACCTTACAATATAAATTTTTTCGTAAGGACTTCTTTCATCGAGAACATCTTGAAGTGCATTGTAAAGAGTGATAAAAGTTTTACCAGTTCCTGCACATCCATAAGCAACAATATTTTGTCCCTTCTCATATGCTCCATATAAAAGTTTTTGATTATCAGTAAGAGGTTCAATATCTCTCATCAAATCAAGACCAATTGGTTTCTTGCGTTTCATTTGTTTTGCAGTCATCCCAACACCAATTGGTTGATCCTCTCTTCTTCTTCTTGCCATAAGATTTTAAGATTTAAACGGGTTTTACTTTAGAGCCTGGAACTTGTGATGCTTTTTTAAGAACATCATTCCATCCGGGATGAGATTTTTTAAGTCTATCATACACTTCCCCAATATCACCAGATGATGGGCAAGTACTTGGGTCAGACCAATCTCTATCCCACTCGGGATTATCTTTTTTCCATTGATCCCAATCATGAACACTGAGAACAACTTCTTTTTGTTCACCAGTTTGTTTATTAATCACTGGATATGTTGCCAATGTTACACCTCCATTGTATGTAAGGATATTTATTCAATAGTGATGGAAGGTGCATCAACACACTCAGAACACCCTTCACGAGACCAACCAAGTGCTTCAGACACTGCAGGAAACTGGCAAGTAAAGATGCAACGAACAAGTTCTGCAATTTCCATGTGTTCCTTCTGTGTACCATGAGCAGAACGAAGATCAATATAATGAATCCATGACCTTACAGAACCGGTCATATAGAGTCTTGTAGGCGTCGCTAAGGGCAGTACAAACCTTGCACACTCCTTTGCCACACCCTTCTCTAAAAGGCGGTTATAAAGGCGTAGAGACTGCTCAAAATGAACGCGGATATCTTCTGTCAGTGTCAGTTTCAGATAGTCGGGAATATCATCAATAGAGTTCTGACGGTTCTTTGTATCTTGGCGGCGCAGTTCAGGCAGAGGAATAGTGCTATTCAGAAGATTTGTATCAGCATATCGTTGCGAAAATTCTTGATATGTAAATGAACGATGGCGAAGAATCTGAGCTGCTAGTCCACGAGTAGTATTGATTTCAACAGTCATTGAAGCTTGTTCAAAGATACTCCAGTGTTGATGTTGGATGCAATACTTGAGAAGACCAGAAAACTTATCATTATCCTGATTAGCAGGATTACTTACCCGAGCACAATATGCCATATGCTTTTCTGCATCGGGAGTAACACTAATGAGTTTTACTTCTGGTTTCATAAACTCAAAATCATCGTACATCGTATTCATCTTCCTCGTCATAAAATACTTCGTCGTAGTCACTTAAAAAATTTTTAATTTCTTCATAGACAGGATCTTTAACCTCAGTCTCAGGTTCAATCTCTGCTTTTAAACAATCTACCAGAGACTCAAGGTTTCTGACAATAAGTTTAAGTTTTTCTCTATCCATTTTTTATAAACCTCGACAAAGGTATTATAGACAAAAAAAGAGGTGGAGTCAAGTCCACCTCTTAAGTCATTTTGCTGCTACCAGAGTAGCAAGAGATGCTTTTTGACGCCTCTCTTCTTTTTGTTTTTGTTCTTTAATGAGTTGAAGAAAGTTTAGTTTTTTCATCACTTATGCCCCTCCTTTACAAACTTAACACCACGATAGTTTTCGTTATACTGTTGGGGTTGTTGCATCATTTGCTGTTGATACTCAAGACGCTTTTGCTTGTCGTATTCAACACCGCGATAAACTACTTTTGACATTAGGTTTTCTCCTTAGTTTTTAGGTTAAAGAGCGTTCCTTCAGTCGGCGTTTCCGTTCGCTATTTGCGAATAGCGAATGAACGAATTGCGTTCCGCGTCGGCTTACTTCCGTCCTATTAGGTTTTAGCACTTTACTATGAAATCCTTTCGGAGTTCTAATAACAATCGGTCCTCTATCTTTTGAATTACTACATCGTCGTTTTTAACGATGTCCATTAGTTCCATCGCGGTGTCGCAAGAAACTGCAACCTGTTGGATGCTAGATGCTTGTGGCGCTGAAACGAAGAGGAAAGGAACCCATGCTAAAAGCAAGAGTGCTTTAGTCATAGGATGAACGGTAGAGGATTATTATACCTCTATTCAACTTATATAGGAAGTTTTGTGTGTATTTCCTGATACAGTTTTCTATCTCTCAATATAACTTAATGTATGATTGGTAGCATAAAGTTGTTGGATAATAATATCACATCCAATCTTTGGATTACAATCACCACAAGTATAAACATCAACTGCTGCCTTACCTTCTTCTGGCCATGTATGAATGCTGATGTGACTTTCGGACAACAAGCATATTACAGTAACTCCTTGTGGTTCAAACTTTTTTGAAATTGTTTGAACCACAGTAGCGCCGCTCGCTGCTGCCGCGTTTTCCAATAAGTCTATAAGACAACGCTCGTCGTCCAAAAGGACAAACGAGCATCCATACAAATTAAGTAGGTAATGCTTCCCCATTACAACGGATTCTCCTCTGCTTCTTTAATTAATGAACTCACAATATCTTCTGTGCCATCCATTGTTTTGATAGCATACAGAGATGATTTCTTATATTTTTTAATTTTCTTATATTGTTTTAAAACTATGTCTATATTATCTAAGTCAATAGTAATTTTGGCATCTTTACCAATTCTATTTTCTTTTCCTTGACCACCAAATCCTGCGCTCATTTTTTCTTCTTTTTCTCAGGTTGTTTGTATCCCCAAAGTTTTGGATTGGTTCTACCATATCCAAAATCAATCTTTTTAACAGCACCTGGACCATACTTGTCATAGTACATATCAAAAAGATTTACTCGTTTAGGGCAACGAGTCAAATCAATATATTCTTCACCATCAACAAGATACCAAATTAAATATGCATCATTGGGTAGAGAAGAATCTTTTGCTTTTTCTACAGTAGTTTTTTCTAAAATAATTTCGCATCCATATTCATATGGCAGAACTTTATTAATCTTAGTCTTATTTTCTGCCATTTTACTTTTTTCTCCTACCGCTGTACTCATGAACGACCCCCCCATTGAATATCGGAGTAGGCTTCGGAAACAATTTCTTTAGTTATTTTATATTTAGTTTCAAGTCTTTTATCTTTTGTTAGAACTAAAACTTCCGCTTCTTTAGGATGAAGTCCCTCCAAAATATTAATGAACATGGTTTCTCTACGAAGAGAACTTAGTGTATCATTGCCACCTTTTACAAAGTTATAGAACATATGATACTCTCTTCGGATAGAAGACTTCCCTTGGTCCATAGATCCAAGAGAATTGGAGTCTAACTCATCCATTTTAGAAACTGCATCATTAATTTTTCCACTTAGAGTTCCACTGTAAGAGGTTTGTTCTCCAGTGCTTGCATATGGAACATCACCTTCAGGAAGCAGTGAAATCACAGTATCATCAAAATTCCAAATAAAAATTGCTTTTAGGGAATCATGTTCATAAGTTTTAAGAACTTCCACTTTCTTTGCATTACTTCTTTGCTTTGATGTAAGCTCTAAAATCTCAAATATAAAAGGATTTGTGGGAAGAGTTTCAATCGGTTTTTCAGTCGTCGCTTTCTTCGTCTTCGTCGTAGTCATAATCGTAATCGTTTTCAAATCGTACAGATACTATTTCGTCAGGAATCACCTGCCCATTTTCATCAAAGAACTCTGGATGTAAATATGGAGGTTTTGACTCCAACAAATGCCTATAAGTTAACCAACCTATTATACCTCCTACCATAAAAAAGAGCAATGTGAACATTGTAACGAATGTTATTACATATGCTGTTTCCATTTTTCTTCTCCAGAGAGTTTATTTTTTCCTAATATCAAAATGAAATTCTATAAAGAAATGAAACTCTCTACGGAAGAGAGAAATCATTTTACCAAACTTCACTTGAAAAGTCTTTGGCGTTGATGATTTTCTCCTCCTATTGCGTAGTAATAATTCAACACCCCTATTAATTTGAGGTTCTGACTTATTTAGTTTGCTTCTTTCTCCTTCCTGGTCTTTTGTCATGATTATATCTCCAGGCATCTTCAAGAATACCGTAAAGGTAATTTCTTATTTTTCTTGCTTGTGGTTTTGGAATATGTCCATATCCTTCACGAAGTTGTTTATGAATCTCATCTGATCCACCCTCAAGATAATCATCCAAATCCATTACAAGATTACTCAGCTCGTGTGCTGTATTACTTTCAATAAATTGTTCAACCTCTACTTTTTTAGTTCCACGAACTTTTAGATAATCATAAAAACTCAAAACAAATTGACCATTGAAAGCATAATCAATTGCTTTTTCTACATCGTTACAAACTTCGTGAATGGTGTTTTCCATTAAACTAGATTTTGCTCCTTTAGATATTGAACAGTATCGGTGCATCCACCAATGTGTTGGTCATTTACAATCACTTGAGGAAAGGTAGATCCCTCTCCGAATTCTGAATAAAATTCTTCTCTACTAAAATCACTATTCAATTTGTAGACTACATGTTGCAGTTGTGCCAACTCTAGCACCTGTTGAACTTTTGTGCAATATGGGCAACCATCTTTTGAATAAACTGTGAACTTCATTTTTTTCTGCAATTTTGTGGAATATTTATAGAAGATTTATTATAAGTCTTTACTGGTGGTCTGTAAAGTCCAGGCCATGTATCACGAATAATTTCTGCGAGTTTGTATGGTGTTGTAGAAGTTATCATAAGTCCTGCATAACAGATAATATAAACATTAGGATTCCAAAAAGTTGGAAGAGAACTAAGATGAGAAGCATTTGAGGTTTTCTACTAGGAGTTCTAATTCTTGTAGGGATGCGTCCCATTTTAGGGCATTCGCTCTTGAAGATATAACCCAAATATTATCGGGGGTATATCCTTTACCAGGAACCTTTTGATCTAAACTAGGATTTCTTGGATCTCTTTTATCATTAGTAGATACAAGAGGTATTCCAAGTAAAGGACAAGTTTCTGGAATAATAATATCATCTATAGTTATACTAAATGGAATACCCTTTCTTTTTGCCCTATGTTGAGCATTATGAAACATACTATATCTTCTATCGTCTTTTTTTAATTCACCTTCTGGTTTCTTTTTAGTTTTATTAAAAGCAATAGTAGTTTCTCTCCTAACACACCCACAACTAGTAGTTGAACCATTCATAAGACCATATCTCTCGCAAGTTTTTTCTCCACCACATTCACATTTACAAGTTGAATAAACTCTATTCTTCCCACTCTTAAAGACTACTTCTTCTTTCAGGACAGTAAGTTTTCCAAATTTTTTACCAATCAAAGCACCACAAGGTTTTGATTTATTATTTAAGGGCATTATCCTAACTTTGAATATCTATTATTATTTATATTTTATCATACTTTGGGTCTTATGTAAATAAAAAAGACCCCAACAATGAGGTCTTTAAAATCAAAGTGCGTTGCCCCGAGGCAAAACTTCCTCTGGAAAAACAAAATTTTCATGTGGTTGGTCTACGGGAGCCATCCAAGCACGAAGCCCTTCGTTAAGAAGTATATTCTTCGTGTAGAAAGTTTCGTATTCCGGATTGACGGCTGCTTCAATCTCCTGACTAACAAAGTCGTAAGCACGAAGATTGAGAGCAAGACCGATAATCCCGATAGAAGATGTCCAGAGACCCATGACGGGAACAAAGAGCATAAAGAAATGTAACCAACGCTTGTTACTAAAAGCAATTCCAAAGATTTGCGACCAGAAACGGTTAGCAGTAACCATTGAATAGGTTTCTTCCTCTTGTGTTGGTTCGAATGCCTTGAATGTATTTGCTTGATCACTATCTTCAAATAGTGTGTTTTCTACAGTTGCTCCGTGAATAGCACAGAGCAGTGCTCCACCCAGTATACCAGCAACACCCATCATATGAAATGGGTTAAGAGTCCAGTTGTGAAAACCCTGAAGGAACAGAAGGAACCTGAAGATAGCAGCAACACCAAAGGAAGGTGCAAAGAACCAACTGGATTGACCCAGAGGGTACATCAGGAAGACGCTCACAAACACTGCGATGGGACCAGAGAATGCAATTGCGTTGTAAGGACGGATGCCTACCAGTCGTGAGATCTCAAACTGGCGAAGCATAAATCCGATCAGACTAAAGGCCCCGTGGAGCGCCACAAAAGTCCATAGTCCCCCAAGTTGGAACCACCTGACGATATCCCCTTGAGCCTCAGGACCCCAGAGCAGAAGAAGAGAATGACCCATAGAATCTGCTGGAGTACTAACTGCTGCAGTAAGAAAGTTTGCACCCTCAAGATAGGAACTCGCAAGCCCGTGAGTATACCAACTCGTGACGAAAGTTGTCCCAGTAATCCAACCACCAAGAGCAAGATAAGCAGTGGGAAAAAGAAGAAGTCCAGACCAGCCAACAAAAACGAAACGGTCTCTTTTAAGCCAGTCATCGAGTACATCAAACCATCCTCGTTGTTGAATAGGTTGTGAAAGTGTAGAAGAAGTCATAACCTCCTTAGTTATTTCTCATATTTATCTTAACATTCCTTAACAAAGTAGTCAATGAGTGTTTGTGCTTATCCCCAATACATCTGACCGAGAGTGAATAAGACAAATACAAGAACTGTAAATACCATCATACCTACACCTGCCCAGATGATCCAGGGTTCCATAGGATGATGTTGATTATTATGAGACATAAAAAAAGAGGGTTGTTACACCCTCTAATTATATCAGTTATTCAGTTGTTATCAACCAATTGAAGGTGCAGTGAGAGCAACAGGAGTTGCTTCAGAAAACTGAGGATAGGTTTTTATTATTACTTGACTTTTTGATAATTTATGATATAGTTTCTTAGTGGAAACACACATCACACACATTAGGAGAATATCTATGACACCTTATGAACTTCGATTTGAAATCTTTAAGCAAGCATATAATATGCTTAATGACCAGTTTAGCATGGAATATGATACTGCTGTTCGTTGGAATGAAGATGAGAACAAAAAAGTAGCAATGGATTATCCAGAGTTTCCAACACTTAATCAAGTTCTAGAACAAGCAGAAATCATTAATGATTTTGTAAGTTCCAAATAAAGTTAAAGGAGGGTTTTATCCCTCCTTTTTTATTATCTTTTGTTTCTATTATAAGTTGCTCTTACAGCATCAAAAGATACTCTATCCTTTTCCTTTTCATCATCGGGAAGATTTGAATATGATGTATTAGCAAGTTTTGCTCTTCTTTGTTTCTTTTCTGGTGTTTGGTCTGTACTTGTTTTAGCAGTTCTTGCCCAACCCTGATGAACTGCATCAGCACCTGCTTCTCTTGAAGTTCCACTACCACTTCTTTCACCTCTTCTAATAGCACGAAGGGCAGCGGCAGCAGATGAACGATTTGCTGCTCTACCGAAAGAACGCTTATCACCAGATGCTCTACCATATCCATATCTTTTATCTAATGCAGCATCAGATGCTTTCTCATAAGGACTATCCTCTCTTTCTATAATATTGTCTCTCCACTCTTCACTCATATTCACCATAATTGCTTCTGCTGCTTGTTGAGTATCAGCATATCCTTCATCAAGTAAGTGTGAAAGAATTAGATCGTAAACATCTACTTCTTCTTTTGCTAAATCAGAATCGACACGAACATTTGAACCTGTTCTTACATTTCTTCTTGCTGCTGCCTGATGAGCGCGGCGTCTTGCCATCCAAGCACCACTTATACCACCACTATCTACATCTTGTGCATCTCTCTTTCTTAACATTCCTTTGACTTTTCTATCAGAGATTTCATCCAGTTGCTGATTTTCAACAACTTCCATATATGCTTCTTGAAGATTGCGAAGTTCTTGTGCGTCCATTTTTATGAATACTTTTTAGTTATTTAGGTATTCTATCATCTTTTGAAGAGTGCTGATGTTGTCTCCTACAAGACCTAATGCAGTGTTGCAGTTGTTACAGAGAACACCACGAACCTTATTTGTAGAGTGGCAGTGGTCTATACACTTCTTGGTTAGTTCCACATCACATATTTGGCAGTTCTCATTCTTCATTAGGTCATTATATTGGTCTTCTGTAAGTTTAAATCTGCGTCTAGCATATTCGTGAGTCTTATAATATTGCCTACGAACTTCCCGTTCACAATCCTTACACTTTGATTGAACCCCAGAAGGTCTACTACTTCTTTTAGAGAAACTATCAAGTTCTTTTGTTTCTCCACATCTACTACAAGTTTTCATTATGGTATGGAAGTTTGGTATGGAACTATTTATGAATAATACCATAAAAAAAGAGACCTGTAAAGGTCTCTTCATTCTTATTCAGTTTTTATAAAACTCAACCGATTGCGGGTGCAGTAAGGGCAACAGGAGTGTTGCTAGCAGCAGCAAGATCCAGAGGGAAATTGTGTGCATTCCTTTCGTGCATCACCTCGAGCCCGAGTCCAGCACGGTTCAGAACATCTGCCCAAGTGTTGAGGACACGACCCTGTGAATCAATGATGGACTGGTTAAAGTTGAAACCGTTGAGGTTGAATGCCATGGTGCTAACACCAAGAGCAGTGAACCAGATACCAACTACAGGCCATGCAGCAAGGAAGAAGTGCAGCGAACGTGAGTTATTAAAGGAAGCATATTGGAAAATAAGGCGTCCGAAATAACCGTGAGCAGCAACGATGTTATAGGTCTCTTCTTCTTGACCAAACTTGTAACCATAGTTCTGTGACTCGTTCTCAGTGGTTTCACGAACCAGTGAGGAAGTAACCAGAGAACCGTGCATAGCACTGAACAGAGAACCTCCAAAGACACCAGCCACACCAAGCATGTGGAAGGGGTGCATCAGGATGTTGTGCTCTGCCTGGAACACAAGCATATAGTTGAACGTACCAGAGATACCCAGAGGCATCGCATCAGAGAAAGAACCTTGACCGAAAGGATACACCAGGAACACAGCAGAAGCAGCAGCCACAGGTGCAGAGTAAGCAACACAGATCCAAGGACGCATACCAAGACGGTATGAAAGTTCCCATTCACGACCCATGTAAGCGTAGATACCGATAAGGAAGTGGAACACTACAAGTTGGAAAGGACCACCGTTGTAAAGCCACTCATCAAGCGAAGCAGCTTCCCAGATGGGATAAAAGTGCAGTCCAATCGCGTTGGACGAAGGAATAACAGCACCAGAGATGATGTTGTTTCCGTACATGAGTGAACCAGCAACGGGTTCACGGATACCATCAATGTCCACTGGGGGAGCACCGATGAATGCGATGATGAAACAAGTCGTAGCAGCAAGCAGGCAAGGAATCATGAGGACTCCGAACCAACCGACATAAAGACGATTATCGGTTGATGTGACCCAGTTGCAGAATTGTTCCCAAGTATTCGATTGTCGTTGACGTGAAATTGTAGCAGTCATTGTTTTAAGCAGTTAGTAAGACCATCAGGGAAATGGTGGAGATACTATGCTCCCCGCACCCTTAGCGGGGATATGAGAGACGTAATTTATACACCCATAGGTCTCGGTTATCGGGTGTCTAACAATGTTAAGGGAACGTTGCGTTCCGTAACATTTGTTTACCTATTTATCATACTACGGTTTGCCGCCTGTGTCAACCCCCCTCCCCAAATGGGGACACTCTCCTAAATACTCATAGTGTTTATCACAACAATAAGAAAATGAAAAGACTTCTATTAGCCTTTTCGTTATTCTTCGCAATCCCAGTTAATGCTGCTGAAATTACATCAAAAATCACTGATTCCGTTCAATTGAAAGTTGATGGTGCCGCAGTTCAATCAACTCGAATTGGTGCTTCCTATTCGGCGTCAGGAACCAATATCCAAGCAACATCCTTTGGAGGTGTTGGTGGTGCTGGAACCTATGACATTAATACTCCAGGTCAAGCATTTACTTTCTCTGAAAGTTTCAATGCTGCTGATACTCCAGTTAATACTCAAACAGTTACTAACGGTGTTATTGGAACACCAAATCTCTACGGAGATAGTGTAACTCAAGTTGGTGGTGAGAAAGGAACTCTTGCAGGTACTCTTTCACCAACTGGTGTTCCTACTGTTACTGCTGGTGGTGCTGGAACAAGTGCTACTGCTCAAAGGTCCATTGAACTGAGTGTATTCAAATGAGACATTTAACTCCCGTTTTGCTTTTAGCAACGGGAGTCATTTGTACTCCCGTTTATGCTGAGAGCGTTGTGCCTAATTTTACTAGAGGCACAATCAATGCAACAACAGAATCTACAACAAGAATTGTAGAAGCAATCCGCCAAGTTGAATATACAACTGGTGAATCTTATACTGTAACTGGTACGAACATCAACATTCCTGGAAATCCTACTAAGGATACAAATTATAGTATTACAACTCCTGGTGCTCCATTCCAGTTCAGTGAAACCTATCTCGGACCTGGAGTGGCAAAAGAAACATGGATAGATCGCACCACAGAAACTCAATCAACTACTACATCAATCTCTGTCTTTACGCAATAATTTCAACAGGGACTGCATTTGCTCAGCAAGCTCCATCAAATACAAACATCGCAGGACCTTCAGCATCTGCTACTGGTAATGTAACAAACCAGGCAGTTCAAGTGCTTCAGGGCCCTTATGCTATGAATACATTTGGTGCTGGTGTTTCTTGTCAAGGACCAACATTTTCCCTGGCACCATTTATTATTGGTAATGGTAATGCTAGTCAAGATCCAGAACAGTTTTCATCTTATTCTGGAAATGCTGGATTATCTATGGGATTTAATATTCCCTTAGATGGTTCTTTACAAGAACTCTGCAAATCAAGAGCAAGAGTTGAAATCTCAAGACAACAAGCCGAAGCTGATAAAGCAAGATTAGATTTTGAACTTGTAAGATTATTAAAATGTGGTGAAGCATACAAAGCAGGAATTATGTTCCATCCTGATAGTCCTTACTACAAAGTTTGTGAAGATATTGTTGTGAAGTACCCAAGAGTTGAGGATGTGGTCAATGGAACCAATACAACCTATTGATAATCCAAACTTAAGGCAAATAATCGGAAATAATCCGATTAACATACCGAGTGCAAGTATCAACAGAATATCTGGTCCATCTATAATCTCAACTATAGATAGACCAAATGTTCGTTCTGTAGAAGCACCTGTTGTTCGTGGTCTTGAAGTTCCTGTTATTGATGCCCCAAATACTACGATTAAATATCCAGTTATTAATGTTCCAACTCAAGCAGAGTTTGATGCTGCTGTAAAAGCAGAGCGTGAAAAACAAGCAACAGAACAACAAGAAAAAACAAGGGGGTTGCCTGATACTACCCCCCCACCTCAACTGCCTCAGGTTGCTCAAACCCCCCCTACTCAAACTCCTGTTGTTACTCCAGTTGCAGAAGTTCCAGCAGATAAACCACAACCAACATTTTCTGTTTATGGTGTCGATATTAATTTACCTGACCCTTCTCTTGTTGCTACGGCTGGTGCTGTCGCAGTAGTCACAACTGCTGCTACAATGGCATCCACAGCAGTTTTAAATGTATTGAAGAATGCTGCTGAACCATTTATCAAAGAAGCAACAAAGAATAAGTTTAAAATTAAAATCAAACAAGTTAAACCTGTTCTCCATTATGTGATGGCAGAAGCAGGTCATATTGATATTTTTGAATATTCATCAGAGGGAACAAGACTTGTTGCACAAACAGATAATGTAGAACAATATATCCGTGATGAGATTGAAAAGAATACCCTATATGAAATTGAGAATAAAGTGATTATTGATGAACCAGTAAAAGATAAATTCACAAAAGAGGGGCAAGAAAGATTTAAGTCTCTCTATGCCCCTCCTAAAAAGATTGCTAAGAAATTATCTGCTCGCTTGTCTTTTTGATTCTAATAGAGCAAAATCTTTCTTTTTAGTGCCACCAGAATATTCCCAAGCAAATCCTTCATCAATCATCATTTGATTGACTGATTTCTTTTTATTGACTGCGGATACTTCAGCATCCCCAATAAACAAATGTCCAAGAATTCTTCCGTACTTTTCGGTAGAATCTGGGAGTTCTGTTTTGACAATAATGTCAGTTTGACCTTCTAACTTTTTCTTGAGCCATTCTTTAACTTCAAGACCAAGTGCCTTTTCTTTAGCATCAGTTGTTCTGCTCTCTGGGGTATCGACACCAGCAAGACGAATTCGTTTAGTAAGGGAGATATCAAACCCAAGGTCAATAGCAGCATCAATAGTGTCGCCATCTACTACCTTATATACTGATTTGATTCTATAGATATACGGGTCTTTGTCTGCCATTAGAAAGGAAACTTAATACTCCCAGTATTTAGTTTGGGAATTGGTAGTTTCTCAAATGCTTTATTCACTTGATTCTCCACAACCTTACCAACGAACTGTTCTGGGTTGTTTAAAATTGCTTCCGCTTTTTTATAAGTCACATAAGCACCATAGCAAAGTGCTCCACTAATGAGAAGACTTGTTGTTGACAGAATGATTGCTAGGTTCTTCATTTTTCATTTCCTCGTGTGCTAATCGTAATATGTAGTAGATTACATATAAAGTAAAGATAAGACCAGACCCCAATATTATAATTACTCCCCAAGGAAAGTCGCTCATTAAAACTTACCTTCTACACAATATTCTGCTTTCTTGTTTGGATAATATGGATACTTACCCTCTTGTGGTTTCATCCATCCACAACCAATCAGCCAATCCATTGTCATTGGAGTTGGTCTCATCTGTTCCCACAGTGGACCCTTAGCACACATTTCTAACTTTTCTGCAGTGACATTTGATTGTTCTTCTGCCCAGTTAGCATCTGCTTCCCAAGGAACTGCACGACCTTGACCCATCGTTTCATAAGTCAATCTTGTAGATTTCATAACCCAGGCAGGGATCTCACTATCTTGATGAACCTGTGCCATAAAAGATGTTTTTAATCCACCACCCATACAGTCTTGAACTGTATGCCATCCTTCGTGTCTCATTGTTCCTAGAAACTCTCTAGGATCTTTAAGAAGAGTTTCATTTACAAAGAAACGATTATATTCTGGTTTATATAATCCTACTGTCCTTGGTGTGAAATATCTTTCTGGTGCAACATAAACAGGAACTCCAAGTTTATCAAGTCCTGCAATGATTGCTTTTAGTTCTTCTCTAAATGGATCAAAGTCTGGATCTTTTAGTAATTCAGAATCTACTGTAAGTCTTTCTACTCCTTCAGTACATTCCAAAAGTATCATACAACCCATTGCTGATAAACTATAAGGTTTTACAGTTGGTTGTGTTTTAATTATTGATTCTGCTGCTACTGGAGAAATCAATGCTAATGATAAACTAATTGCTGTGAGAATTTTTTTCATTCATCCCACCATCCTTCTTGTTTATGAATCCAGATTTTCAAATCTTTGACATATTTTCTCAAGATCTGGGCCTGTTCTTCATGCCAAAAATCACCCGTCTCCATATGAAGACGGGTGTGATTATCTATAGCTTTGAGTATTTGGTGGATGGGAGCATTCCAACACTCTCGTTTTGGAGTGTTCCATTCTCTTGGCATTGGTATATAAATGTGTAAATTTGATTATCACTTAAAAAATCAGTTTGACATAAGTTAGGTCCAACTAACACATGACCAACAACCACCAAAGTAACAAATTCAATCATTTTTTCTTTCCACCATTCTTTGCCTTTTTGGCGTTCGCATTGCCAGAATTCTGCTTTTTGTTATTAGCAGAACCTGCCGAACCTTTCTTACCTTTGTTTGCTGACTTTGCCATTATGCGCCACCTGTGCGAGGTTGTACTTGACCTTCTTCAAGTGCTTCAACTCTTTCTTCAAGAGTTGGTTCAGCAGCAACTTCTGGTGCTGGTGGTTCTGGAGTAGGTTCTACTACAACTTCTCTGCGTGGTTCTTCTTTCTTCTCATCTTCATCGCCACCCTTCTTCATTGTATTAATACCGAAAGTTGCAGCAGATGCTGTGAATACAGTAGCAATAAAAGTAGGATCCATCTTAGATAGAGCCCCAGCATAACTGGCAGTAAGAAGAGCAGCGGACCAACCCAAAATCGCTATACGAATAACAGTACTCATACACTTTTCTCTTTTATTTGGATTATCCATCAGTCTTTTGATGAAGTGTCTTTGTTATTTAGGATTTCAGAACTTAAATTTAAGTTTTGCAGATACTGCTGTGTTAGAAACTCCATCATTAATTTGATGTATTCCTTCAATAATAACCATTTCCTTATAATCAACAGAAGCAGATGCTTCAATCATTCCACTGGTTTCATAAGAACCACCAATAGTTACTCCAAATAAATCCTTTTTCTTTCCACCAAAACGGTGTGAAATATTTAGACCTACCTCACCAGAATGTGAAGTTTTGTTTATAGCATCAACAGTTCTTCTGGATTGAATAGAACCTTTCTCAGTAAATCCATCTCTCTGATAGTTACCAACAGTGTATCCAACAAATGGAGTTACATTCTTATTGAGATGCCAGAATAGTCTGTTATTTACAAACCACTCTTTTCCTTCTGTTGAACTTTCATTATTGAAGACACTCTGAACATTTCTGGATACATTATATTTGTTCTGGGAGTATCCAGCATTTGTTAAGAGTGAGAATGTATTTCCACGGAACATATTGAATATTCCATAATGATTTTTGAGGAGTTTAGAAGTACTATCAACACCACCCAAATCAATGTTCATATTATTATATTGACCACCTATAGTCCAGGTTGGTTTAATATCAATCTCTAATCCACCACCAATGATTAAAGTCTTACCATTGTATCCATAATCACCAGAAGACCAGGCATAATAGTTGTTATTGAATACTCTTACTCTGTCTGTGGTTGGTTCAGTTGGTTCGTAAATAAACAGATTTTGTAATCCACCACCAATCTTATCTAAAACTTCATGCTGGTCAGTGCGTCCAGAAAGAACATCATGATTATTTTCAATATCAACAGAAAGAAGTAATGATGCTACAACGGTTCCATCACTATAAGTATCCTGTCTTAATAAAGGAGTTTGAGTTGTGGTTGCAAAGTCTCTTCTAATCTTTTGAACTCCATCCTTCTCAGATGCCTTATGAGTTACTTCTGTGGTAACAACAACTGGAAGTCCTGGTGCAGGAACAGTCACAGAGTTTAATAATGTTGGTGGTTGTGGTTCAGGAGTTGGCTCTGGTGTAGGTTCAGGAGCAGGAGCAGGAGTGGGTTCAGGAGTTGGCTCTGGTGTTGGTTCTGGTTCTGGTGTAGGTTCAGGAGTTGGTTCGGGAGTTGGCTCTGGTGTAGGTTCAGGAGTTGGTTCGGGAGTTGGCTCTGGTGTAGGTTCAGGAGTTGGCTCTGGTGTAGGAGTTGGAGTTGGTGCTACCTCATCAACAGATGGAGCATCTGGATTATTTGGAGCAACAGGAGTGAATTCTTCACCATTTGCTGTTGTAGTTCCAGGTTGACTATCAACTAAAAGAACTGGTGATAGTGCGGTATCTCCAAGGTTGAATACTGCAAATCCCAAGAGATAATCACCATTAGCACCTACTTGATAAGTTGAATACTGCCATCCAGTAGAACCAAAAGAACCTGTTGAATAATCACCAGTTCCTGGATTAGTAAATCCAAGTAATGCATAGTTTTGAAGTTGGTTATTAACTGTTACTGATGGAGAAGTTCCAGTTCCTTGATAAACAAGTGAAGTAATAGAACCATCATTGAAAGGAACATAGTCCGTTCCAATGTAGTTCCAAGACATTGTATAAACTTTTCCAGTCTCCAAAGTGACTGATTTTGTAATCCAAGCAGCATCAGTAGGATTTGGATTTCCAAGTCCAGATGCTTGTTGCTGTTGAATAAGAAGGTCTCTTATTGCTTGATTTTGTTCTGCGGTTAAACCAAGTGCTTCTGTTGCCTGGTCGAATGTTTGCTGTCCATTTGGTTGTAGTGCTGCACCTGCGGTTCCGTAAGGAGCAAACTCCCAAGTGGTTGGTGTTACTGCGGGTGCGTAATATGGATTAGGAGAACCATCTTGTAATGTTGGACTTCCTTGTGCTGGGAAAGAACCGGCATTAAAGATAACTGGATTATCTACGACACTAACACCAGTTCCTCCTCCGTCGATTGTGGCATCTAATGTTCCTGTTTGAGTTCCAGTATTCCATCCTGAAGTATCTCCAGTCTCGAAATCTGTTCCAGATATTGTTTCTGCTAATGCTGCTGTTGATGCCCCCATTAAAAGAGCAGACGCTACAGCAAGCGCCCTTGTAGCGTAAGACATAGAAAGTCCTCTGTGAGTTCAGTGTGTACTAAACAAAACAAACCGAAGTTATGTTTAAAAGTAAAGTAATCACCGAATCACAGAGGATTCGGACTATGTAGATTCAGACCATTTAAGATCAAGAATCAGTTATGATTGTAACTATTTATCCCTTCTTCCAGGATTCACCCTCTGCTTTTCTTCTACGTGCAAGTCCTGCTTCTACATTAGAACCAGGATTGCGATAGAGATAAAGAGCATCAGGAACTAAATCCCACTCCTTATTTTTCAAGCGTTTAGTAATAGTATTAAAGTTATCGCCACCGTAAAAACCGGCACCAAGATTATAAGCAAAGCTGAGCAGAGCGCCTCTTTTTCCATCTGACATTTCATTCCAATGAGGGATTTTACGCAGAGCAGGAAGGAACTCTTTCTTACATTGTTCGATAAGAAGTTCATCTGCTTCTGCCTGTGTTAGGGTATCACCCATTTTGAAGGGTGATCCATCCTTCTTGCGAGTAGATCCCCAACCAATAGTGATTGGAAGTCCACCAGTCAAGGGGTCTGGGTATGCCTTCAGATGACATCCCTCAAACTCTTTGATTAACTTGATGCCCATTTGAGGAACATCATCACCACCTGTTACAGGAGCTGCAGCAGCAGTGGTTGCTGGTGCAGCACTAGTCTTTTTTCCTCTATAAATCTCCGCCCAATCAATATTATCTTCTAGATATTTGACTGGGAGGTTATCTTCCAACCACTGCACTGCTTTAACGTGGTTGGGGTTCTTCTCGTCATAAAACTTGAAGAAGTTATGTAAATCGATTCTTGCCATTGTTTTCTCCGAAATACCGTTGATAAAGTTCGTTTGCTTCTACGTGCTTTCCATGATTTGTAAGTTCTTTGATCACTTTAAGCATTTTTGCCTTAAATCTAATCGAAGATTCTGCCCCACCCATCATTGCCTCCTGGACACCAACGGTGCTTAAGAACTGCTTTGGTATAGATTGTTTTCTTACCGTTAGTTACAGGACCAGTATAGTTATCATTCAATGATCCATATGGGTCATTAACGTAATATCCTTTTCCGTCTGGAGTCTTACCAATTACAACGCACATGTGCCCACCAGTAGGTGCAGAAAGAGAACCCCTATGGAGTATGCCAATAACAACGGGCTTCCCAGCGTCCAAACTTTTATCAATATCAGCAAAAGATAGATTGTAACTAAAGTGTGACTTAACGCCATAACCTGCCAGAACCTTCGTCTGTACGGCATGGTCCGTTGTATCACCAATCGCAAATACTTTCTTGACGTATTCATCGTCACCTTTAATGCTTCCTGGCTTGAGGAACGCAAGACACATAGCGCACGATGAAGAGTTGCAAGTTCTATGTGCATCTCTGTAGTTATCTACTTGATTGAAATATGGAACGTTTAGAACCGCTGGTGTAGGGGGTTTGGTTCTAAAAATTCCAATCCAATCTGTCTCCGCATCGTCTAAAAATTGGGGAGGAAGATTATCTTCTAACCACTGAACCGCTGCAACATGATTTGAATTGCTATCATCATAAAACTTAAAAAAGTTATGAAGATCTAGGGTCATGGATTATCTCTATAAACACTGAAGATATTTATAAAAAAAGCGCCTTTTTGGGCGCTTGATTATCTTCAGGCAGTAACAGTTTCTCGAACCGTAGATTTTACATATTCAAAAACATTTTCTGGAGTAGTCTCAACATAAGGATCTTCAGGGGCATTATCGCGCTGTCCTGGTTCAACAAACAGTTTCTCGATGATTCCGTTATCCACGACTGCAGCATAACGCCAAGAGCGATCACCGAAACCAAGGTTGGACTTACTAACAAGCATTCCCATAGAGCGTGTGAAATATGCATTTCCATCTGGAATGAGTTTTACTTTCTCAATGTTCTGGTCTTGTGCCCAGGCATTCATCACAAACCCATCATTAACAGAGATGCAGTAAATAGCGTCGATGCCACTACCAATAAAGTCGTCGTATTTCTCTTCGAATCCAGGTAGCTGATAGGCACTGCAAGTAGGAGTGAAAGCACCAGGCAGGCTAAAAATGACCACACGCTTTCCATTGAATAGTTCTGCGGATGTACGATTTACAAACTCACTATTCTCACGGAATACAAATTGTACTTGTGGAACTTGATATTGCTCTTTACGCATTTTGACCTCTATCAAAACACACCGGGGATAATTTGACCGGTAGTAAGATAAGAACCAGCGGCTGCAACAAAACCAATCATTGCAAACCAACCATTAATACGCTCAGCTTTTTCAGTAAAAAGATTTTTCATTTGTTTTCTCCTTGATAAAGGTGGTGTTGTTTAAGTTCAGGATTTGGTTGTGAAGGAACAACTGGGTTCCTCGATTTGTTTTTAATTACGATGAAAGCATCGTTTTGGTAGGATACAGTTCCAAATGGTTTTGCCCATTTTGGATTTGCATTTGGACTGGTAGCAGTTCCTGTTACTGCTACTCCTCCAATCTCCACCGAGATTTCATCATCAGCATTCCACCCAAGTTCTTGAAGGGCAATTGCGAACTGCCCTAGCATACCAGCAGTGCTCACAGATTCTCTTCCTGTTCAGTAAGAATTACACAATCACTTGTGGGATAAGCAACGCAAGTGAGAACCCAACCTTCTGCTTGTTGATCATCATCAAGGAACGATTGTTCTTCGTTGTCAACGGTGCCAGAAATGAGTTTGCCAGCACAGGCAGAGCAAGCGCCTGCCTTACACGATGAAGGGAGGTCAACACCTGCCTCTTCTGCTGCTTCAAGGATGTACTGGTCATCAGGACATTTGATAGTAGTTTCGGTGCCATCAGGGGATTGGAGAGTGACATTAAAAACGGTCATTAGTAAGTCTCGCAAATTTTTTCAACGGATGCTGCCAGTAAAACAAAAAAGGCAACTGATGTTATTGTAAAGATAGTTGAAGTCATTGTCAAGTCTCAAACTACTCCAAAGAAGAGGTGCCCAGTGAGAGCATAAGAAATAGCGCCAGCAACAATGCCGACCATAGCCCAGCGTCCATTCATTTTCTCCGCTTTTTCTGCATAGGGTTCGATGCCATAACGCTCAAGGTCTTCCTTGGTCATATACATCGCGGGTTCTTTGGCAAACATATTCATTTGCCCAAACTCGTTTTTTGTTACAGTCATTTTTCGTTTTATTACGAATTGTTACACAATTATATAGCAAAAATAAAGGGGTGTCAAGCACCCCTCGTAGTCATTTATACCTAGTTTTGTTAGGAATTACTGACCAATACGCCCAACAGCAATGCGTGATTTGTTGAGAACCGAACCTGCAAGAGGAACATAACCCAAATCATCAGCAATCATCTGTGCTTTTGTGCTCAAAGCATAGTTCAGAGCAGCACGGATATCATCAGTCTTAGCACCATTACCTTTCTTATATGCAAGGATCCAAGTCAGAGTAGAAATTGGATATGCATTTGTTCCAGAGGGATTGGGATTTTCGCCAGCAAGGTTTGCATCCAGAGTAATGCTATTCAGAGCAGCAGCACCAGTCACAGCGGAAGGACCGACAAACTTACCTGCCTTGTTTTGAATAACTGCTGCTTTAAGTTTGTTGGCACGAACAAATCCAGTATTCACATAACCAATAGCACCAGGAGTGTTTTTGATAGTACCAGAAACACCTTCGTTACCTTTTGAACCAACACCAGTAGGCCAATTAATAGACTTACCTACACCATAAGTCCAACCACCAAATGCTTCCAAAGAGTTGGTGAATGCAAAAGTAGTTCCAGAACCATCAGAACGATGAACAACTTTCATCGGACCAGCAGCACATCCGACTTGCTTCCAGTCTTTAATACGACCAGCAAAAATATCAACAGTTTGCTTTTGAGTGAGTTTCAGAGTGCAACTAGGATTGTTGTAAGCAACAGCAATCGTTCCACCAATCATAGGGATCTGGACAACACCACGCTTCACTTTTGCCGCTTCTGCGGGTTTGATGGGTTCGTCACTTGCTGCGAAATCAACCGTTCCCGCAAGGAATTGACGAACACCAGCACCAGAACCAACGGACTGATAATTAACCCTACTCCCAGAAGTTCGTGCATAATCTTGGAACCATCGTTGATAAAGAGGTGCTGGGAAGGTGGCACCTGCACCGTTCAAAGTAGTCCCAGCAAATGCAGCAGCAGGAGCAAGAGCAAGACTAATAGAAATAAAGTTTTTGAGTTTCATAAAAAGTGAATAACTACAAAGAAATTCTAAAGGAAATGAAAATTAAAGTCCACTAAGAGAAGGTTAAGGTTCAAGTTCCCTCACACCAAGAGTTAATATATTTCTCTTGTTCCTCAGTGAGTTTATCAATCGAAATTCCCATTGCAGAAAGTTTAAGTTCTGCAATTTCCGCATCCTTTTCTGCAGGAACGGGATAAACACCAGGAGCAAGTTTACCTTGATTCTGAACAAGATATTCTACAGCAAGTGCCTGATTTGCAAAACTCATATCCATCACAGCAGAAGGGTGTCCTTCAGCAGCGCCAAGATTTACGAGGCGACCATCTGCAATTACCACAACTTCATTATGTTGAAGTTTGTACTGCTTAACAAAAGGACGAACCTCTTTAATTTCTGTTGCTTTTTCTTCCAGAGATTTCACATCAATCTCATTATCAAAGTGACCAGAGTTGCAAACAATAGCACCACTACGCATCCACTTCATATGGTCATAAGCAATAACATTTTTATTGCCAGTCACAGTAATGAAAATATCACCAAGAATCGCTGCCTGAACCATAGGCATCACTCTATAACCTTCCAGAGTTGCTTCAATTGCTTTTACTGGATCAATCTCAGTAACAATCACATTTGCACCCATACCCTTAGCACGGAGAGCAACACCCTTACCACACCAACCAAATCCAGCAACAACTACAGTCTTACCAGCAAGAAGAATGTTGGTAGCACGAATAATACCATCCAGAGTTGATTGACCAGTACCATAACGATTATCAAAGAAGTGCTTAGTCTGAGAATCGTTTACATTGATTGCAGGATGCTTGAGCACTCCATCATTAATCATTGCTTGGAGACGAACAATACCAGTAGTAGTTTCTTCTGTAGTTCCAATCAAATCAGCAATCTGTTCTGGGCGTTCCTTAATTAAAGTTGCTACAACATCAGATCCATCGTCAATAATAATATTAGGACGATGATCGAGAGCGGTATTAATATGTCTAATATAAGTGTCACTATCTTCTCCTTTGATTGCAAATACGGGGATGTCCCAATACTTTACAAGAGCAGCAGCAACATCATCCTGAGTAGAAAGTGGATTACTTGCAATCAGCATAGAATCTGCACCAGCATTTTTAAGTGCAATACAAAGGTGTGCAGTTTCTGTTGTAACGTGATTGCAAGAGACTAAACGTACTCCCTCAAGTGGTTTTTCTTTTGCAAATCTTTCTTGAATTTGTTTAAGAACAGGCATCTCTCTTCCTGCCCATTCAATTCGTTGTTTGCCAAGTTCGGCAAGGTTAATATCTTTAATATCGTATTTCATAAATCTCCATAGAAAAGGAGGGGTTTTATCCCCTCCATGTTATCACACTTTCAGTTTATCAGAAAGTAAATTTGGTTTGGATTACACCACCAAAGTTGGAAGAAGCATCAGTGAATGCTTGGTTGTTAGAAGCATAGAACACTGCAGGAGTAATAGTAATGTTATCGCTTACACGATACTTGTAGAATACTTCCCACATCGTTGCATCCTCATCCAGTCCTTCTGCATTACCAGGTTGACCCACAGCAAAACCTGCAGAATTACCCTTGGCAAGTACATCACTCCACTGAAGACCAGCATACCAAGTTTGAGAATCGGTAGCACCAGCAGGAGTTGCTGCACCTTCAGCATTCAGACTTACAGTGTTCCAACCATAACCAGCAGATACCGAGGGAACAATGCCAGACTTAGAGGGTTGCCAGTAAGCACTCAGAGCATAACCGTTGGAGGTTTGACCTGGAGCAAGAGCACCAGAAGCACCAGCAACACCATTAAAGGTGCGAACACGAGTGCCTTCAGTACCATAACGATAACCGAATGCAATACCGTAGTTAGGAGCACGATAACCAATCTGTGCCAGAGTGTTCAGGGCACCCTTTTCGTTGAACTCACCTTTGGTGGAATCGCCACCATTTTGAGCAACATAGTTCAGACCAGCAACAAAACCTTTCTTACCTTGTGACCACTGGGCACCAAAACCAGCACCAGTTGCCTTGTTATAGACGCCAGGAGCACCAGCAAGTTGGAAGAAGTCAAGAACTTCCGACTTATATGCAGTAGGAATCCAGGTCATTTCAGTGTTACGAACCAGAGCACCAGCAGTCAGAGTTACACCCTTAGCAAGTGCAGGGAACTGATAGTAGAGACGGTCGAGAGTAACTGCATTTGCGGTACTCTCTGCCTTATCCAGTTTGAACAGAGAAGAAGAAGAACCGAAGGGTTGACTGGAGAAGTTGCCAGAACGCAGACGAGTGCGGAGCAGATCTTTACCAGTGAACGATGTGTCAAAGTTCAGGCGAAGATCATAGTTGAATGCAGTATTACCAACATTCGTACTTGCAGTTGAACCGGGAGTCCAAGCATTATCTACACCACCAAGAACAAAGTTTGCTTCACCGCGAAGTTTTGTGGTGGTAGAGAACTGAGTTGCTTCAAGAGCACCTACTTTGGTTTCCAAACTTGCAACCTTACCTTGAATAACAGTGAGTTCATCACGGAACTCATTAGCAAGACGCTTGAGTTCATCAGTATTTTCTGTTACGCGATCCAAGCAAGCATTCAGAAGTGCTGCTGCCTCATAGCGAGTCATTGCTTTGCCACCACTGAAGGTGCCATTTGGATAACCAGCAACGCAACCATAACGCTCTACAAGGTTGCTGAGTGCCTGATATGCCCAATCCGTAGGTTGAACATCAGACAGTTGTGAGACGCTTGTGACCTGCTCAGAGGTTGCATATTGGTTGACTGCTGCCATGTTAAGGTCTGCCGCATTCGCAGCAACAGGAGCAACCATTCCCAGAGCAACAGGTGCAAGCATCAGTTGTTTGAGTTTCATAAAATTATTTTTTATGTACTATAGGACAAATGTTAAGAATTACAACTGAATTCTTAAGTACTTATTTAGTATAGAGAGATTCTTAAATTTTGTCAAGTGTTTTGCTGAGAAGTAGAATTTTCGGTTATTCTCCCCAGATATGGATCATAATCCATGTATTCTTCTATTTTAATTTTAGAACCATTTTGCTCCCAAAATTCGGAGAGTGCAGTGTGATTTCCTTTATGAAAAATATCAACATGTTCCGGATGAATAGATGATCCAAGTTCAATTCTATAAAAGAGAAGAGGAATTGAATATGTATTTCCAGAATTATAAATCAAATCATCCGCAACTGGACGAGGTTTGACTCCATTATCCAGTTTATATTTTTCTCCACGGACATGGAACTTCAATAACTTTTCTGCATGATGTCTATTAATAAGATAGCAAGCTGTTGAAAAGTCATTAACAAATCTCTTATGCAATCTAACATGCAAATCACCAGTACAAATGATTGCGATTTGAACTACATCCCAATCATATGGAATATGTGCATAAAAATCTGACCAATTAAAATCCCAGTATTTCACCAAATCAAGATTACAATCATCTTCCATGATGATTGCATATGGACTATCTGAGGTTTCATACCAATGCTTTATTGCCTTAAGGTGAGATGTAATACATCCAATCTCACCCGATGTCATATTTTCAGGATAGCGACCTATTATAATATCACTTAAGTCATCTTCACGACCATCGTATGCAGAGATGCGTGTATAATTTTCAACTTCCCAATATTTAAATTGGGACTCCATATATTCTCTCCTTTCTTGCTGTCCATCAAGATTAAGATAATAAATGGGTCCAATATTTTTTAGTTTGTATGCTGATTTATTCTTATCCAATTTATTAAAATCCATCACAAATCAATCCAGTATACCTCTTCATTGGGAATTCCATCAACCACAACTCTATCTCCATATTTTGATTCTAGGAAATCTTTTACTTGACCAAGAATTGCTTGATTGTCAAGTACATATACTTTATAACCCTCATCGAGAAGGTCTAAGCAAAGACGATACTGCTGACTCTCGGTAAGGATATCAGTTCCTTCTTTATATGAAATGTAATGAAAAGCAAATGGAATTTTATTCTCGTTCTTTTTGATAAAGTAGGTTTTCAAAAACTTTGCGTGTTCATTATTAAAGTCATCAGTTGTTTTTCCAAGGTTATATTCTAAACCAAGTTTTTTTGCATAAGCAGCAAAAGAACGATTGTCTCTTGGTAAGCACGGACCACCAAATCCATATCCATATTTCAGATATTTACTACCAACTCTTGTATCAGAACCGATTGCTTTAAGAACATGATCAATTTCTTCTTCAAGACCAGCAAGAGACATGACTTCGCCAACCATATTTGCATAACTAATCTTGGTAGTTAAGAAACAATTGACTGCAAGTTTAACTAACTCTGCAGCAGTCGTTGACATAAAATAAATTCTTGGTTCTGTTACTTGAATTCTATTATAAATTTCTTCAATGAATGGGCGATACTGACCTTCGGGTCCACCAACAAGGACCATATCTGCATTCTGCAGGTCCTTAATAATATTTCCCTGAGCAATAAACTCAGGATTATAGTAAACATCTACGCCATAAGCATTGAGTTGGGATTGAAAATTATCACAATCACCCGGATTAGTTGTACATCCAACTACAAAACATTTACCTTTAACTTCAATCCCAAGGTCTGGAGCATTTTGAATATCATTGATAACACCCCAAACAGCACTAACATCATAACTTCCGTCAGGAAGAGATGGCGTCGCTACCAGAGTATAAAGAACATCACACTCTCGGATAACATCATAGTTTCCAGTTTTAAATGTAATATTCTTTGCTTCAGAAAGAAGTTGCTGAACTTCTGGTTCGTGAGTATCAATGGTTCTTTGTAGAAGACCATTTACATAGTCTTCTCTAACATCAGAGGCTACAACCTCATAACCTGCTTTTTCTAAAAGAAGGGCAAAGCAAATACCAAGTCTACCTGCCCCAATAACTCCTACTTTCATTTTAGTTTTGCTGTAATAAGTAAATGCCAACCAAGATTTTTTTCAAGAACTCTAAACATTTCCGGAGGCATGGATTCAAACCAAGGTTGTCTCACATACTCACCATTCTTATAAGGTTCTATTTGATAGGGGAAGATATGATCCTGTTCAATTGATAGAACTTCATATCCATCCAACAAGTCTACCACATCTTGCTTAGTATATGTATTAGCGATTGGACAACCATACTGTGCTTCTGGTTGATCAAGACCAGACTCAATCATATAATTTTTCCAAGAGTCTTTTGCATAAAGCATAATCTTGAGAACACTATTCTCGTTCATATACTTTTTAATCTCAGAAATAATCTTTTCTGGGTGAGGACTATGATGAATTACCCCAAAAGAATAAACCAAATCATAAGTCTCTGCAGGGACAAAGGTTGAAAGTTCTTCAGCGTTTCCAGAATAAAACTTTCCAGTCTGCTCAAATACTTCAAATCTTTGTTTAGCAAGTTCAAGACTTGATTCAGAAAGTTCTACTCCAGTATAATCTGCCCCATTAAGAGCAAAGTTCAAACCAACTGTAGCAAGACCACAACCAATCTCTAAAACTTTTTTACCTTCCCATTTGGAAAATTCAGTGAAGTCAAGGATGTGAGGTTCAACAAAAAATTTCTTTCTTTCTACCTCATTAAAATATTCTTTAGTACCAACCTCTTTTGAAGAATGTCTGACATTGCAGGGACGATCATCCCAAAACTTTTTTACTTCGGTAATTGTTGCAGTCATAATGGAATATTGAAATTATAGTCTACTTTAATTGTTGACGGATAAGTGAAACACCAAAAATTATCTCTCACATAGGTCAAATCAGTTCTCATAAATGAAGCAATATATGAAAAAGCACTGTTTGCCATAATAAAGCAATCTGAGTATATCATATGATATAAGTCACTGATTGGATGTTCATCTATATGAAGTTTAACTTCAAACATTTCTGTTGTTAGATTTACAAATTCTTCAAATGAATTAGTAAATCCCTGAGAGTAAATATGAAGAACTGTCTTCTTATTATAATATTTTTGTTTCAACCTGTCAATCAGATTCAAATATCTAGAGAAATCTCTCTCATAATTATAAAGTTCCCTTTCGGTTGAAGAGGCATCAACATCTTTTGGATTTTCCGTCCTTATATGTAGGGCAATATTTACCTCATCATTATTGAAATATTTTTCTCCACTAAATCGCAAATTATTCTTTGCCTCTTTTACTAACTCTTCAGTAAAAATTATATCAGAATTCTGCTCACAGAAACACATCATGGGCCAAGTTGCACCATGCTGAGGAAGTTCAATTAAAATTTCTTTGTTAGTATTTCTATTTTCTGCAATAAAATTTACAAGATTTTGATCAAAAGAAAAACCTCTAATTATTTCATCTGGATTTTTTAACTTAGGAAAATTAAAAAACTCTTCAAATGATTTGGACCAAGATTCACTGTCACCAGTATAATCAGTATACTCAAAGTGAGACAGGTCTTTAACTCCTGAAAAAGAAAACTCAACTCCAAAAAATTTGGAAACAAAACTGAGCATAATGGGGTACATCATCATAGCACCCGCACCCTCAGTTTTATTTCCGTTCATGTCCAACGATAAGTGTAAAGACATATAATAATTACAGAGTAAAAGTTGGAATAGGAATCATTTTATGTTTGTTTTGAGTATTAAATCTTTGCAGAATCTTTACTGCACTGCCCGTCCCAAATTCCATTGCCTCTTCAAGTTCTGCGTAAGAAGCACCAATTTGAGATTCATCACTTCTACCATCTTCCCAAAGTCCATCAGTAGGAGGTGCAGAAATAATCCGTTCATCAACACCAAGATGTTCCCCCAACATCCAAACCTCAGTTTTATACAGGTCGGCAATAGGAGCAATATCTACTCCACCATCACCATACTTAGTATAGAATCCTACACCATAATCTTCAACCTTGTTCCCAGTACCAACTACAATACCACCAACACATCCAGCAACTTGATACAAAGTAACCATACGAATGCGTGACTTTGTATTTGCATTTGCAAGATTATTCTTGGTAAACTCTCCTTCCCCTGTCCAGAAATCAAATGACTTCATAAGTTGATCGTATGTACCAGTCAAATCAATTCTAACTTTAGTTACATTATCATACTTATCTTCCAATACATTGGAATAAGAATCAGATAGTTCATCATTTTTAAAAGATGAATGAAGAGGCATAGACAAAACATATGTTGGAAGTCCTGTCTCGGCACAGAGAGTAGAGACAACGGCAGAATCAATTCCACCAGAGACTCCAACTACAAGAGATTTAATATTATTCTCAGAAGCATAATTTTGAATCCAAGAAACTATTTTATTTTTTAATTCTGAGTAATCATTAATACGGTTCATAACACAATCCAGTTTTCTACATAAAGGTCTTTAGTATCTTTATCGGCATAAGAAGGTCCAAACCAATTTTTAGGTGCAATGACCTTTTTATTTGGATTAGAAATTAACCAAGCACCCCACCAACTCATACTACTATTAGCAATAATAGCATGAGAACACAGAGACATCAAGCACAAATCGGAGTATGGAGTATAGGAACCATCTGCATATTTTTCCTGTGGTTCAGAATGAAGAAAGCGATCACCAGAGAAAAACTCCTGTTCCTTTACCCATTCGGGAGAGTCGGAAAAAATAACAACTGGTTGCTCATCATCAAACTCTGCTAATGCTTTTTCATAGTATTCAATTGTTTGTGGAGGATGTTGCGAAGAACACTGAGTATAACTCCACTTAAATCCACGAGGGTCTGTAAGATTAGGATCACCTCTACGAACATGAAGCATAATCGGTTCTTGTCCTTCAAGGGAACTCATCATTTCTTTACATGGTCCAAGATGCTCATCGTGAAATGTAAAGTCTTTTCTAATTTCATCTGAAATATGTTTGAAATATTTTTCAGATTGAAAGAACCCGTGAATACTTACATCATTTGGGCAATTTTCAAAGAGTTCATCATCAAAGTGAAAGAACCTTTCCTGAACATATCCAAAATCATCTCTGACTGCTAAGTTTTCCTCCTTAACAGATTCTAACTTAAAACACTGATGAAGACTGTAATTTTCAATACCGTTTCTGTTGAATGGGGGGATACACCAATTATATCCATGCTTGGCAGCAATACCTCTCACTGCTGCATATTCGAACATTTGATTTCCAAGTCTACCAAGATTTCCAATCTGATTAAATGCTAACATATTTTTTAAGATAATTTTGCTTAGAATAATATTCTTTTAATTGCTCTTTATTCATAGTTTGAATTTTTTCCCACTCTTGCATATTTGATTGCATATGTGGATTACTAAACCAAGAATTTTCCCCTCGACTATGTTCTAAGTGATAAACATAATCAGTAATCCTACCTACATTATAATCTAAAGTAGTAAACCTGTAAAATCTTTCTTTATCTTCTGGTGCATATGCTTTGAAATTTTCATTTTCCATCCCACCATCAATGTAGACTTTACGATTAAAGAACTGAACCCAACCAAAGTCAGAAGTATGAAGATTAGAATTCTTATCGAGCACTTGATAATCTTTTGTTTCTAAAAATTCAGAGACAATCTCATCAGTTGCTCTAACCTGATACTGATGCATTCCTTGTCCATAAGGATAGATTACATCGTGAGTATGATGAAGAATAGATTGATATGCTTCATGATATGAATCTAAAGGAAGCAAAACATCACAGTCATAATTTACAACGATTTCTGTTTTGGATTCGGCAATCATTTCATTCAGAACTCTTTGACGATGAAATAGAGGATCATCACTCTTCTCAAAGATATGGTTCACATTTATTTCAACATCCAAAATATCCTTGAGAATGGGAAGAGCATCCTTTTGAAAAACTGATTCTGAATCTACTTCTTTGATGGTGATATTAGTATCAAAATTTTCCAGAAGAAACGCCGTTGTTGTAATAACATTACGCAACCTATCTTGAGATTCAATCCGAATAGGAATAATAAATGTTGCTTCCTTTAAATCAATTTTCATCTGGATACTTCCTGTTCATGCAAAAATCTCTATGCTTATCCTGTATATAATGATATTCTTTGGTATTGATTAACCACCCACCTTCCGGATGTTCAATTGCAGCATCATATTGAGAGGTTTGTTGACTACTAATTCTATCATCATGATCTCTATTTGCAACTAATGTATCTTCAATAATATGAGGCATACCATTTTCCCACCTCATGCGATGATAAAATTCTGTGTCTAAAAATAGTTTCAAATTTTCATCAAAGTGTTGTTTAGAAGTATTCAAAAAAGAGACAACTGTTGGACTACTTAAAAGATTTCTTCCCTCCAACATATAGTCAGACCACTTTGGAGTTTTGTAATCATAAAATTGTTTGCCATCTTTAGTTCCACAGAATCCACTAAATGCCCACTTACAATTAGTTTGTTTATATTCTTGGTCTATTATTTCAAGAGCAGAATCGTTCACAAAAATATCATCAGAGAACATAATCTTAATTATCTCTCCCTCACACTCATCTAAAGCAATATTAATATTTTCGCAGGGAACTTTTCCTTCATACCTCACATACTTAAACTCAAAGTCATCAGAGTATTCTTGACAGACATTCAAGATATTATCATTTTTACTCTGGTCAGAAACAACAATTTCCAAATCAAGAAGAGTTTGCCTCTTAATGGAATCAAGCAGTTCTCTCATCCATATTGAACCATTTTCTCCACGGTCATGGGCAGGAATAGCAATAGAAAATCTCATCAGATTCTCTCCCAACCATCAGGAACTAAATCTTTATCATCAACATCCGAACTTGGTCCAAACCAATTCTTGGGACAAATAACTTTTTCACTTTTAGCAAGCCAAGCACCCCACCAACTAAAAGTACTTGCAGCAATGATATGATATTGGCACATGGACATGAGGCACATATCATGAATATTATCACTTGATTCCGAAATTAAAAATCTATCATCCTCAAACAAATTACTATTCTGACACCACTTTGGTTCATCGGAAAATACAATTACAGGAATATCTTGCGGAAGTTTAGAAAGTGCTTCAGCAAAATATTCATCTGTCTGAAGATAATGATAATCTTTTTTCTCCACTTGATCGGTTCTTCTTACATGCAAAGAAATTGCTTTACCTTCGGGAACTACTTGATCGAATATTTCTTTGCAGGTATTCCAAACATCATCTCTCCAAGTAAAGTCTTGGCGAATTTCATTTTCAATGTGCCAGAAATATCTTTCGGATTGAAAATATCCATAGAGATTAATATCATCAGGACATCTTTTCACAAGTTCTTTATCATATCCGAAAGAACTTTCTTGTTTGTATGGTGCTTTCAATAATCCAACATTTTTAAGTCCCGACATTTTAAATGCCATGAAAAGTTTATGTTGGTTTTCTTCATCATAAAACTCTTCATCGGTTCTTGGTCCATCAGGAATAATAAAATCATATCCACGAGCAGCAGCGATACCCCTCGTTGATGCATATTGGAACATTTGATTCCCAAATCTCCCATTTTTACCTAAGTGATTATGTCCTATCATTCTAATACAACTCCTGGAGGCAATCTATAATGAAATCCGAAGGGAGTGATCCCTTCACACTCAGGAACTCTTGCTTCCTGAGAAAATTTAACAGCAACTTCAACCGGAGCAAACTTACATCCTTGCTCAACAAATATGTGTCTGTTGTGTACACATATGTTTCCGTCCTCATGATAGTTAACAACTCCAGGGGGCATCCAATAGAAATCACTATTGTTTACCTCCCAAGGAACTTCAACTTTATTTGGAACATTTAGAAGTTTTTTACTTCTCAAAGAAAATCCACCATTACCAACTCGATGATGATTTCCAAAAGGATCAATATAAGAATCCTCAACATATTCCCAAGGAGCGCCTATGTAATCATATTCCAACCAACTATCATCCCACTTTTCGGGGAACAAAACAAATCCATCTGGTTGAACTAACAAACAGTGAGATGTTTCTATATGTTCACAAATTTTATAAATTACATAATAATTATAATCGTTGTAATTATTAACTTCTATTGTAGGTTCTTCTAAGATAATTCCATCATTTTCAAGTTGATCTTTATGTTTTTCTATTTGCTCTTTTGTTGTTACTAATTTAACAGCACCATAATTAATACCACTCATACTTGTATATAAAGCACGAAGGGTTTTATCAATTTCTCCAGTAGTGTCTATAGTAAACAGAGTTACATCAGGAAGATTAATCATATATTATTTTTATTATTCTCAACCAATCCAGAAACCAATCAGAGCATCAAAATTATGAGCAGGTCCATGGGTTTTATCCAACTTAAATCCAAGTTCTTCATAATCAGATTCGTACCAAGAACTCAGATGAGATTCATGAATATTACCATACATCTCACCTTGCTCATAAACACCATTTGGAGTTTGGATTATAATAAGAGAAAAATATTCTTTTGCTTCTTCCAAAAGTTTTTTAGAAGCATCCATCTCCAGATGCTCTGGACCATCAGACCAATATAAAATATTTTTATCTTTCTCTTCTTTGTTTACATACTGAGCGAAATTTTCAACAGAATCACATACTACAGTAGCATTATATTCTTCCTTCGGAAATGCATTAGCATTAGGTTCAAAAATTTCAATAAGAGTTATATTACAATTCCTCTCTTTAAAGAAATCATACTGCCACATATGAGAATCTGGTCTCCATCCAACAGTATAAACATTAGTATTTTGCTTCACACTATTAGTCAACTCTCTGGAATACTCTTCACGCATTCCATCCAAATAAAAATCCATTCTATTTCTCCAATAATCTTTGCAGTTTATTTATTTTTACTAAAGCACCTTCGGACATATTAGTTCCGCGATTAGGAACTATAAAGTAATCCAATTCTATAGAGCTAGCAATATTATACAATGTATACATGCAATCTGTAAACACATACTCTATAAATTTTGTACCTTTAGGGCAGAATATTATATTATAATTTGCTCCGCCATGGCACCCAACTACAGTATGTGCATTTTTAAAAATATCAAATGTTTCTTCAATCGTATAATTTGTGTCAATATAATCTATAAAATTCAAATCGTTTTTCTCTGCATATTGTTTCAAGTAATCAACAGTTTCTTCTTCATTAATAAAAATTCTTGAGGTTGCTGTTTTGTTTCTGTTCAGATAAATTAAATTTTTATTTTCAAATTTCTCATCTCTCAATATAAACTCATTAGCCTCTTGATAGAAAAAGTTATTCCACCAATAACAAGGCATATGATTATTACAATCAAGTAGATATAACTTGTTTGCTCTTGCTAAAATTTCAGCATACCTAAATGGAGTATAATTTGGAACATAATATACTGGGTTTTTTAAATTTAATTTATTGAGAAAAAAGTCAGATATAGATTTCTTATTAACACCTTCATATAATAAAATTGTTACATCAGGATTCTGTTCAAGAAATTCTCTTGCAAATGCGATAATGGGTAGAGCATCTTGAACAAAGTGTTGCCATATATAACCACCATAATTTAGAGCAGAGAATACTCGGTCAAACTCTAAGTCAACATATGATGGTTCTATATTTAAAGCTTCTACCCTACTTCCCTCACAATAATAAGTAAAGTTTTCAATACCTATCATTCTAAAGTAGGAATTATCATATTCTTTCAATAAAAATTCATTAAATGGTAGTTTAAACTCTTCACCATCCCACAACTTGGGATAGTTTATTTCCCTCTCGCCCAAGAAAATCATTCCCGTACTCTTAGCATCACTAAGAGAAACTACATCTTCATCACTATCAACCTTGATTGGATATGAATAGTGCTTCTCTTTCTCGCTTAATACTTTTTCTTTAATGATTTTCATAGATTATTTCACGTAATAATTATCCCGCTCTTCCTTACACACACTACCCGGATATAAATCTCCATCAGTATCCAACCATAACCATCTTTCATCATTTACGATTCCATCTTCAGGTCTCCACCAACCATTAGAGCGAGACCAATCAAACCAATACTTAGGTGCAATTACATTAATAAGTTCATTATTAGTCCAAACTGGCCAAAATGCAAAAGTAGATGCTGAAATAATAGCATACTTAGCAGTATTCAAAATACTATAATCAATAGATACTGGACCACCAGGATAAATATACCAACTGATATTCTTTTGGTAAGGATCCTTTTCTTCAGAAATTGCAGATCCAACAATCTTAACACCAGGAACTAATTGACCAGCAAACTCTGGGTCATCAGTAATGATTACAAACTCAATATCTGGATTATTTTCTTTCATATGCTTCATAGCAAATCGATAATACTCAGCAGGTAGTACCGAATGCCCAGTTTTGTAGTCACCACCCCTAATTTGAATTACACAGATATTTTCCGAAGAATAGTCCCGGACTTTATATTTGTCGTCATAAGATAACCAGTCACATATTTTATCTCGATAATCTTCAATATAAGACATCCTCTGGAAGTTACCATTAATATAAGTATTATCCTTTACTGTAAAGAAATTTTTATCTGCTGCTCCAATTTCTCCAGGAGCAGTTTTATGATGGATGCTTTCTTCTTCATAATAATGTAAGATACCATCGGGAAGTTCTCTACAGTCATAAAAATCAGATGCTTGTTCTACATTAAGAGAGATATCTTTTCCAAAATCAAAATTTAAAAATGGACCTCTCCAACCGGGTGAACTAATCGCATAATCATAACCCAAACGATCAGCAAAGACACGACAACAAACCGCTCTCCAGATTTGGTTTCCCAAACCCGCGTGTTCATGAATACTTACTGCTAACATAATTATCTCCGATGATATTTGTTACTGTATTTTTTTCTCAAAATAGTAAGACCATTATTCCAAGGAAGTGTTGACCATTCCCAGAATTGTGGGTCAAGTTCTGCTACTGCTCTATATGGACCACCACCAGCCCATTGACCATCTTTAAGTGTAAGATCAGAATGGTAGAATGGGTCAGTGCTTCCATACATCAAATCGTGCAAAAGAATAACACTTGTTGGACCAACTAATTCATCAAGAAGTTCTAACTGCTTTTTAACATGAGGATATGAATGCCAGTCATCGACATAAACAACATCTATTTTTTTATCCTTAGGCCAATCTTCAAGGAACTTGATACTATCTCCTTGATGAAATGTATAGTTGCCATTATTTGGTTTAAATTCTGACGGTGGATTAAGATCAACAGACCACAGATGTCCGTTATTTAACTTTGCTGCTTCATATAAAGGTTCTGTGGTATGTCCTTCCCTAACACCAAGTTCAACATATGTAGAACCTTTAGATGCCAAAGCGATTGAAAAAATTGTAATAATATGCCTATCAGAATCTAGGTTTCCGTTTAAAGCTTTATTACAAAAATCAGTTAGATACTTCATTTAATTCGTGTACTTATTTACGATATTATCAAAAAATTTTGGAAGTGTCAATCCAGACAAATCCATTTTTTGAGCTTTTTGGAATAAATGATCGTTTTCTATTAATAGATTTTCATTTACTTCGGAGTATTTATCCACAAAAAGAACAGGGTAATCTGCAAATAAAGTTTCCAAATAAAGATGCCTCTTCATAATTGGAACTCTTCTCATATAAAGAACTTCCCAATTACGATGACAATCAATAGCATTTCCTCTTGGGCATATCATAAATTTTGATTGACTAAGATTATAAAGAAACACAGAAAAAGAAACTCTATTTTCATGTACCACTGCCCAAGATTTATTCCTGAACATTTCTTTTATTCCCTTCCTTTCTTCATTGGAAGATTCGTTGTGACTCACATATAAAAGTCCGGGAGGATTATTTGGAAGATTTTTTGAAGCGCCTTTAATTTCAGATACTCTCATATCATTAGGATTCATTGCTCTCTGCAGTCCATAAGGAGCTGGGATAACTTTTCCACCATTAGCAATAGCATTTACTGCAGAAATGCACAAAACATTATTGGGTATCAAGTCAAAGATATAATCATCAATGGGAGTATCCTCAAGATTTGTGAAAATAATAAAATTCATTTCAGGAAAATTTGAGCAAAGATTTAATAAATCACTCCTTTCCATTAATGAATTGACATATGGTCTATCAGAATCACTAACCTCAACAATATGTCTTTTATATAAACGAATATTATCAATAAACAGAGTCATATAATCTCTGCTTTTTTTAATCTCAAATAATCTATTAACGAATTCAAGATTCAATAAATTAGCATCTTTCATAAATGATGTAAAAATATTCCCCCATTGACCAGACTGGTCTCCGAAAGAATAATCACATAGTTTTGAAAGTGCTACACCTTCAATCAATTCCATGGCGTAATAAATTCTGAATATTTTTCTTGATTATCTACAATGTACTGTGGAAATGATTCATCTATAGGAACAGGAAAATAATTTACACCTCTACCCAAAGGGTCTTTCTTTTCACTGACTATATCTTCGGCATTCACTATTATTGAAGGTTGAGCATCGGCACCTGCGACCATTTTTTGTTTATATCTTTCCACACCACCAAAATAACTCCAATGCCATCCACCATCTTGAATTCGATAAGATTCATTCCACATACTATCTCTCAGTTTGTCTATAGAAAGATTTTTTATTTTTTTCCAAGTACAAATTCTTGAACCTCTCCAATTATCATGATAATGAGTATTAAGATTATAATAAAATGCTCTCTGCATTGCAACATATAAATTATTAGGATTAAACCAATTTAGATTTTCTAAAATTAATGGATTTACAATTTCATCAGCATCACTTGTTATAACAATATCATCATCAGTCACTCCTGCTTTTTCAATCGAGACTGCAGTATAATTTCTTGCATACATATCCCTTTGATAGGGGAGAGGAATATCAATATATCTTTGTCCACAATTTGGATCAATGTCTTCATATGCAGTATGAAATTTTTGTTTTTCTAAAAATGCAGTAAAATCCACAGGGATTTCATCCATTACATCATGAATAACCTTATCGTTAAATTTGGAAAAACGTTCTTTGTTCTCCAAATAATAAAGAGGTTTTTCATCACCCATAGTAGTATATGGACATTCTGTTATAACAAAATAATCCACATAGTCATAAAGGAGATTGAAACGTATTTCAAGTATCTCTAACTCATTAAAAAATCTAAAGGAATCAAATATTTTCATAAATTTTTTCTCTGGACAAATAGGTTATCATTCTTTCATTTGGACTATAATCTTTAATAGAATAAGAATAATCATTTTCATTATCGGAAAAAACCATATTACAAAAATCTCTTAAGGCAGCGGTTACTTGTCCCATATCACAATCATCGATTAAGATATTTTCTATTCCCAATTTTCCACAATTTACCAAATCGGAAATAGCACATTCGTAACTATGTCCACCATCTACCCATGCCATATCAAATGGAATGTCATCTGGGTTGTCAAAAGAAGTTAAAGTTTCTAAAGAATCTCCGGGAAAAAAAGTAATAAAATTTTCACCATAAAGTTCATTAATTGCATCAACACAAAGTTGACTTTCCTCATTAATACCAAAAGTATAAACTTTTACTTCAGGTATTTCTTTTTTAACAACGTAAGAATAAAATCCCTTAAAAGTTCCAATTTCCAAGATATACTTTGGTTGAATCTTTTGCAAATATTTTTTATGAAATTTTAATTGGTGAACCATATTTTCAGCTGTTCTCCAATTAAATAATCCACCTTCACTATGATCAAACATTCCTTCCAATTTGGAAAGAAATTCATAATCATATTCCAGCAGTTCCGATTTAGATTCAAAATCTTGTTTTGTAATTTCGATAGTTCTAGTTGTCATTTAATTTCTCCAATAATCGTAAATGTCTTTAGTAACTTCATATTCCATACTCTTCACTTTTCTATTCGGTTGCTTCATAGCCCAGATAAACATACTTTCAATTAGTTCTTCAAGTTTTGTTTCATCCCTGAATTCTAACATACTTTTTGCTTTTGTATGATCACAATATGCGTGCTTAACTTCATGTCTTGGTTCACCATGTTCAATAGGAACTTCATATCCATATTTCTTACCAATCTTCTGTACGGTTTCAGCAACCTCATTCAAAGTAAAATGTTTATCGGCACCAATATTAAAAATTTCTCCATCATATTCTGTAAGAAGTTTATCAAATGGTTCCATATAATATTTGATATCGGAGAAAGCACGAGTCTGTTCCCCATCACCATAAACAAGAATTGGTTGACCATTCAAAGTTTTGCGAATGAAAATACCAATCACATTTCGATAACGGTCCCAAATGTTTTGGTAAATTCCAAGAACATTATGAGGACGAACAATATTGTATCGAAGTCCAAACTGTTCGTGAGCTAATTTTAAATCACACTCGACAGCATACTTAGCAATACCATATGGGTCAATTGGTTGAGGACGCTTATCTTCAGTGAATGGTGGTTCTTGCTCACCATAGACTGCCATACTAGAGGTGAAAATCATTTTAGTATCGTGCTTGATACATTCATTAATTAAATTGGCAGAACAAATAAGATTGTTTCTATAGTTATAGTTTCGAATAAAAGGTGATAGTCCTTCAGCAGCATATGCAGCAAAATGCAAAAGGACATCTGGTTTATGTTCTTCGAACAATTCAACTACTTTTTTTCTCCTTTCAAGATCAAATTTTGCAAATGTAAAATTTTCTGCCTTTGGAAGAAACGCTTTATATCCACCAGAAAGATCATCAATACCTATTACCTTATGACCGTTCGCTAAAAGATGTCGAGTATAATTGGACCCAAGGAGTCCCGCGCATCCAGTAACAAATATCTTCATAGATAATCTCCTTTCATTGCTTCAAATACTTTAGCAATACCTTGATCAATTGTGGTTTTAGGGGTCCACCATTTCATCAAATAGGTATCTGGTCTATTTCTTTTATCCATCTGTACACTATCTTTTTGATCAGATGGTTGAACTTTTACATCATACTTTCCGATCAAATTAAATTGTCCACAAATAATACTTGCAATGTCAATGATTTTTGTTGACTTAAAGCTTGTAATATGAAGATTATCTTCTGAGGTAAATTCATTATAGTTTTCCATAATTGCCTCAAGTGCTTCGCAGCAGTCTTCAGCATATAGAAACTCCCGTTCTTCCTGACCATCAGTAAGCATATCAATTGCACCAGTCTCAAATCCTTTACGGATGAAGTCTGTGATAACATGTGCTTTGTCATGGTCCTTTTCGATACCATATACATTCCAGAACTTAACAATAAGTCCATTAAGAGATTTGGTATAAAGTTCTCCAACATTTTTGAGTACCCCATATGGAGAGTAACTCATGTTGCTCATTTGAGATGATGCAAATACAAATCTCTTATTATACTTTTTAAGAAGTCCAAATGCATTTGCCATCAAGCGAGCGTTATTATCAATGAACTGGAAAGTATGTTGATACTTCTTCAGGTAACGAGACCCACCAACATCAAATGCAAGAAAGAATACAAAGTCTGCAGTCTCAATTGCATTCTCAAGATATTGATTCGGTATCACAGTCATATCATGATTGGGTGTTTCCACCTTATCAAAGTCAATAACAGTATGACCTTTTTCTCGAAGATACTCCGAAAGGTAGGCACCAATTTGCCCACTGGAACCAAGAATAGTAATTTTCATTCTACATCAACCATAACTTCATGAGATTCAAATGTATAATCATCCGAATACTTATCTATGTCTTCTATTAGAGTGTTCATATATCGCGTATCTTCAACCATCATATCTCTTGTCGGTTGAAGAATCATCTGATATTTTTTAAAATTATTTTCTACCAAATATTCATCTAACTCACCACCAGTATTTGCATTTTCATAGTCATCAGATTCATCATATTCAGAATCAATGAAGACGACATTTTTAATGTGGTCACCAAGACTCTTAATAACATTAAGATCGTTACCCTGCGTGTCAGTTTTTAAGACTTCTACTACATCATAATCAATATTATCCAATATAGACTTTAAAGAAATGACATCCACATTATACACATTTTCTGTAGAATTCTCAAACCTACCCTTTGGTTTGAGTAGTGAAGAACATCCTGGATTATTTGGCCAAACATCCCAACCAAATCCATAAAATTCTTTTGTAGTTGGTTCTTCAACATTATCAATTGCAGCTTCGATAAGATAGAATCTATCTCCACCTCTTGTTCTAACTAAAAGTTCCTTTAGGGAAGAACAATTTTCTGGGTGGGGTTCAATACCAATAACAAAAACATCATCAATAAAATTAATCCATCGTTTAGATCTTCCCATATCACAGGAAAGACCCACATCAATTCTAAGTTTTAGTCCAGATTTAAGTTTTTGATTAATATAATCAAAGTCGATATCCAAATCATTCTTTACTGTCACCTTTCACCTCTTCCACCTTTTTCATTTGCGTATTAATCCACTCATAAGTCTTGCGGATACCTTCTTCCAGAGTCTGTGAATAATCCCAACCAAGTTTTTCGCGAATCAAATCATTATTTGAATTGCGTCCACGAACTCCAAGAGGACCATCAATATGATTCTTCTCTACGACTTTACCTGCAACTTTAGCAGCAGTATCTACGAGTTGATTAATGGTTACCATTTCTTCGGAACCAATATTAACAGGTCCGATGAAATCACTATTCATCATTCTGCGGGTTGCTTCGATGCATTCATCAATATACAGGAAGGAACGAGTTTGTAGCCCGTCTCCCCACACCTCGATGGTTCCACCTTCCTCTGAAAGGTAGGCAACTTTACGACAGATTGCTGCGGGTGCTTTTTCTCTACCACCAGTCCAGGTTCCTTCAGGTCCAAAGATATTATGATACCTAGCAACCCGCACAGGAATACCATAGTTGCGGTGATAAGCGAAGAAGAGTCTCTCTGAGAAGAGTTTTTCCCAACCATACTCGGAATCTGGGTTAGCAGGATAAGCGGACTCTTCACGACAATCGGGATTGTCTGGATCTAATTGATTATGTTCTGGATACATACAAGCAGATCCAGAATAGAAAATTTTAGTTTTATAATCTAATACTGGGCGAACACAAGCGGTGCCATTATCAACACCATCAAAAGTTTCATTCAATTGACGCTGTGCTTCAAGAACATTTAAGTTGATGGTTGCAGAGTTGTGCATAATATCAGCATCATTTTCTCCAGTGAAAACAAATCCTGCACCGCCCATATCAGCAGCGAACTGATAGATTTCATGGAAGGGTAGAATATATCGATAAGGAACTGAGTTATAAAAGTTTCCTTGCTCTCCTTTAAATTCAAGAACACGGCGAACAAAGTTCATATCCCTCAGGTCTCCCTGAATGAATTCATCTGCTTCAGAAATTGAAAATTCTGGATACTTGAGGTCTACACCACGCACCCAATAACCTTCAGACTTTAATCTTCTTACCATATGACTTCCAATAAAGCCACCAGCACCTAACACAAGTGCCGTTTTCTTGTACTCACTCATAGACCAATAAATTTCTCTTAGTATATAGTATACAAAAAAAGAGGAGTTTATGCAACTCCTCTTATGTAACTCAGGCTCGCCACTTGCCCTTTGACTGGAGGCAAGAAACCAGGCGGGAGAGAGTCCCATCCGCACCAATTGCCCTTGAGAGAGGCAATAAACTCATAATAGGGTCATTTTGACTCCACCAGTATAAGTTTTAAGTCGTTCCAGGACTAAAGAAAAGTTGGGTTAACTTTGATATCTCGGTAATACCAAAGAATGCACATAAGAATAGTACATCCCAAAGTTTAAGTTTAATAGCAAAGGGTACTGTGAGTAATCCTCCAACAACCTTTATCATTAAACCATATTTAAATTCTCCCCATAGCATAGTTTGATAACCAATTATGAGGAGAATGTTTCCAATCCAACGAAGTAGATCAGATTTTGCCATAAGGGGTTGCTCCCGACCAGTGCGCTTTTTAAGTCATCCCGGGACTTTCACCCATCATTGGACCATGCATATACTTGAGATTAAAAGTCATAACATATCTATCAAAATCAGAATTGCTTTCTTCTGTTTTGTGATTTACCCATCCAGGAAAGATTACAAGTTCATTTGTTTTAACAGGAACTTCAATCCAAGGATACTGATATTTTACTTGTTTAGAGAAAGCAGATTCTACGACATCATTTGCCCTATGATATTCTAATGGATCTCTTATCAAGAGATTTCCACTATTTGGTGGACAATGAAGGTAAGAACTAACAACAATATCAACAAATTGATGCTTGTGTTCTACAGTTCTTCCCCCTTTAGAATGACGATTAATCCAAGAATTTGCTACTTCAATTGGTTGATTGGAGAGACCAAATTCTTTGAGAATGTAAGGCATATTTGCATTCAAAAATTGAATGTATTTCCTATTCTCTGTCCAAGTATGAGGTTGCCCATTGATATTATGTATAACAGTAGATGTTGCTTCTCCTTTTTCTAAGGGTACTTGTTCTTTTTGATTTTTAGAATAGTCTACTGTCTCATCCGCTTTTGCTTTTAGACTATATTCGAAATTAAAATCGTAATAAAGTTTAATAGCTACTTCGGAACAAATTTTTATTCGTTCAATATGATTTAACATTTTAATTAATCTTCATCGTCTTTCACATAACAAGGAACACGGTCTGGGTCCAACCATTTAGCATATTCAATATCCTCCATTGCAGTAGAGCATTGTAGAACATTATCAAAAAGATAAATGTCATTCCAGCGTTTGGTGTACTCATTTTGTTTTTGGAGACGGTAATCGGGTTTACCGTTAATCTCAAGAATACCAACTTCTACGAAGCGATATCCTTCTCGTTCCAAAAGAACCTTAGGAAGTCGTGTTGTCATGCAACTTCAACGGATTCAAGATCAGCAAGAACATATTCCATAAGCATCTCATAATCATCCAGTGGATCACCAGAGAATACTACACCCTCATTCTCATAAAAACGACGAACCTTTTTATAGAGTTTAGGATTCTTTACATCAAGGTAGAAGTCACCGTTTGCTGCACCACGAAGGGTTTGAACGTCTTTCTTGAATTTTGCTGTGAGAGTCATTGTTTTGAATGTTGACCTTAGTATTATAAGGGTTTGACAGGTAATCTGTCAAGTGCTCCTTGCGTGGATCGAACACGCCTCAGGCGAATTATGAGTTCGCTGCATTCACCAGATTGCTAAAGGAGCAAGGTACGAGTGGGTGGATTCGAACCACCTCAAAGCCGCTAATCTGGCGGAAAGAGTTTATAAGACTCCTCTGACTACCAAGTCTCACTCGCTTAAATTCAGGTCTATTATAGAGGACCTGAAACTCTGTGTCAACAACCTTCTTCGTGGTCGGTATGTATTCGTATCACATCGTCGTCCACTTTAGATTCTACTGCAAACTTTATGGTTTCGTTGTATGGAACTATCACTGCGTTTCTTTCTCCGTCAGTAATGACAAATGATTCACCATTTTCTACTCTTTCTATTAGGTTGTCAAAATCTTCTTGAAACTCTTGAACTGTAAACTTTTGGAGATCTGAAAGTTCTGGATACATTTTCATAAAGTGAAGTTTTATGAGTCCGGATATTCAGATTTGAACTGAAATTATTCCTGCTCCCAAAGCAGGTGCCATGACCAAGTTAGGCGATATCCGGTTATTTGTTTTTATGTATAAACATAATACCAGCGAATGGTACGATTGTCAACCCACATCCACAAAGAAAAAGAAAGAAAGGACTTGCTGCTAGGGTTTCAACCAAGTGGAAAATCATCTTCCTCTCCAGTTCTTGTATTCATAATACATGTATTGGTCTGCTTCGTCAAGCCCCTGTAAAGGAGCTTGACAATCCCAATATGACCATTCAATACAGAACTGTTTAATATGTATATCATTAGAAGCAGTTTTTACTCCATACATTCTTGAAAAGGCAGACATTGCAAACCAATATCTCTGCCTAATGTGCGGTTCCATTTCCCTTATAGTCTTTGGAGTCATAGTATCCGCCTCTTGTTCCGAAATAGAGTGTAGATAATACAAATGGAATAGCAACAAAAATAAGTGCTTTACCTAACATGATGACCACCAAACATATAACGCATTCCGTTCAGGATTTTTGCTCCAAATGATCCGAGATTGCGTGAGTTAAATCTTTCAAATAGTGCCGTAGTAATAACAGGAGCGGGAACCCCCAAGTCCACAGCGGCAGAAACAGTCCAACGACCCTCACCGCTATCGGATACTCCTCCAGAGAAGCGTTTAAGGCTACCATCCCTGCGTAGCACATCAGCAGTAAGATCGAGTAACCAACTACCAACCACGCTACCGCGACGCCATAACTCAGCCACCTCAGCAACATCAATGTCGTAACAATAACTTTCTGGGTCTGCCATAGGAGCAACTTCAGCATCTCCTTCTTTGACATACTGTGCTCCGTTATTTGCGTTCTTTAAGATATTAAATCCTTCAGCATATGCCTGCATCATTCCATATTCAATTCCATTGTGAACCATCTTCACAAAATGTCCAGCACCAGGACCACCACAATGTAACCAACCAAACTCAGCAGAAGTTACATCCGAGTCATACTGAGTCCTGGGGGCAGCGTTGATTCCTGGGGCAAGGGCATCAAAAATCCTCGCACAAGTGGCGACCGCAGTATTTCCGCCACCAACCATAAGACAGTATCCACGATCCAAACCATAAACACCGCCGCTAGTACCACAATCAATATATTGGATACCAAGTTTTGCCAGACGCTCTGCTCTTTTCCGACTGTCTTTAAAATTGCTATTGCCATGATCAATAATAATATCTCCTTCACCACAATATCGTAGTAACTCATTGATCGTTTCCTCTACTGTTTCGGATGGAACAACCATTTGAAAAATACCTGGTTGTTGTCTACCGTTTTTATTTTGTTTAACTACTTTAACAAGGCTTTCAATATCAGTCGTAATTCCATTAACAAATCCCTTTTCAAAAGCTTCGTTTGCTTTCTCATAATTTCTTCTATATCCCCAAACCTCTATACCCGATTTCATCATGCGGCGAGACATACCTTCGCCCATTCTTCCTAAACCGATTAATCCTACTTTCATAAAACCTCTGGATATGCGTGCGTAAGTCCCCAATATATAAAAAGTCCAATTGAACCAAACAAAGTCATTGAAGTGAATATTAACCTAATCATCTTCTTCGTCCTCATAGGTAGATGGTTCTTCAAAGAGTTCATCCATTTTTTGTTGTATAATTCTTTGTTGCAGTTCTTGCAAGTCTTCTTCGGTGAATTTAACCACTAGTAAAGGATCTCCTGCTTTAACGTCGTTTAATTCTGGATGTTTTACTTTTGGACTTTTAGAATACCCATGATGAGCATTCATAATCATCCAACCCTGCACGAACATTGTAAGTGCAATCACCACAAGAACAAACCAAGGAACCAAGAAAATCAGTTCAGAGTGATTTTGAGCCATGGAAGCAACGGAGGAATTACCCCTACAAGTCTCAAAAGTCCTTCAGCAAATAAAGCAAGAACCACCCAACCGACGCACATACTAATGATAGAAGCATTACGGTTGTGTCGTCGTATTGCTGCATCGATCATCTCCTGAACTTCAGAACGTGTAATAAATTCGTCTTGTTCGTGCATCATTTCTCGTCTCCAAGAAACTTTGCGAGAGGATCTTTTCGGGTTTTTAAAATCTCACATGCTCGATAATAAAACATATTATTAGTGTTGCCAGAGGCTTCAAAAGTTGCCTTGATCTTCACCCAATTATCATAGGTGTGCTGATCCATAGGTTTGTCCCTGTGATACTATTATATACTAATCACAGACATTTCAAAGTCAATTTTTTGTGTTCATATCGTAACACTGTTGAAGAAAATATTAAATTTGTAACTTAACTTAAAACGGAAAGGGTGGGATTCGAACCCACGGATGCTTTCACATCGCTAGTTTTCAAGACTAGAGCCTTCAACCACTCGACCACCTTTCCAGTGGGAGGTTCAACGAACCTCAAAATCCAAACGCTTTACTTTGCGTTGGCGTCTTGCCTCTTGCCAGGCAATATCTTGTGAAGTCAGAACATTTGATTTTTGTTCTTTCTGAATAGAGTTTAACATAACAATACGAGATAAGTCAAGTGCTGAAATCTTATCTCCACGAATTGTTGCCATATTAGGACAACCACAGGTCACTGTTTTTGAATGATGTCCTGTTATTTCTCTATTACAATCTTTGCATCTTATTGAAATCATTATTCTTCATCCTAATCATTGCAGGTGTGCTCTCAACTGCCAAACAAACTTACCATGAGATTCCATCAAATCTTGAACTAAATTTGCTGTAGCATATGACTTTTGATTTTCAGACTCTTCCGAAATTTCTCCCATCAATTCACAAAACTTGGTATTGTTATCAAGAAGTTCTTGAAGCATTTCTTTTGCTCCGGTTGAACTTGCTGCCTCTTTGATTTGAGTTACCTCAAGCATTCTTGAGAGAGAACTGAGAGGTTTTACATTCAGATAACGCATATGTTCTGAGAGACGATCAATCTCTTCAAACATAGTCTCATACTGACCACCAAAGAGTTGATGTAGTTGAGTGAAATCTTCACCTACAACATTCCAGTGAAATGCCCAAGTTTTATGGAATAAAACAAAAAGCGATGACTGTGCATCACTCAAGAGTTTATAAAGTTTTTCCATTATACTCTTTTTGAAATATTTATGCAAATGGGAGCAGAGGGATTCATTTTTTTACTTATTCATACAAAACTTAGGATGTTGCTTGTCCTTACTGTAACGTCCACCGTTACTCTTTTGGGGTGGTAAAGTTTTTTGTGCGTGGCAGTTGGGACAGACCACTTGTAGATTTTCAGGGGCGTGGTTGAAAGGGTCGTCGTCTATGTGGTCCACCTCAAGGCAGGTTCGTCCGGTATGAATGTTTGTTCCAGACCAACCACAAAGGGAACACTTACCCCCACTCGCTTCTAATAAGTAAGCACGAACACCGCTGGGAACATAACCCTGCCCTGTATGGTTCAGTTCTCCTACTTTCCACTTATCTATTGTCCATTGTCTCTTGGCTGCAGCACTACACTTGTTAGAACAGAACTTGCCAGTAGAACTCTTTTTCTTATAGTCAAACTCTACACTGCAGTAATTACAGATGGCGGTGTCCCAACCAGTTCTTTTCCTCTTAGGAGACTTCTTATTATTATAGGTTACAGAACACGAACGGGAGCAGAACTTAGGTTTATCGTTCTCACACCCGCAGTTTAAACAAGTAGTCATAATAGAACCGAATACCTTTTATTATTTATAACACAAGTATTCGTTTTAGTAAAGTGCCCGAAGAGGGACTTGAACCCCCAACATTTTCGGTGTAAACGAAACGCTCTGCCTTTGAGCTATTCGGGCAAGCTCCCATCGTAGGTACTGCCCCTACCAATCTCTGATTAACAGTCAGGCCCGTTCGCTTGCTCGGTCGATGGGAATAAAGGAAGTTACTGGACTTACACCAGTTCAAAGGGCATTGTCTGCTTGTCTCGATTCTTTGACTTAACTTCCTTTGGCGTCTTTCTATGCTATCTGCATAACGACTACCAAGAGCGAAAGACGAGATTCGAACTCGCAACAACCTGCTTGGAAGGCAGGGACTCTACCGTTGAGTTACTTTCGCAATGAGACAATCATAAACTATTTAAGTTTGATTGTCAAGTGCTCCAGAGAAGATTTGAACTTCCACGCTTTTTAAGGCGGCGGATTCTAAGTCCGCTGTGTCTACCGTTCCACCACTGAAGCAGATGGAGTAAGCGTAATATACCTCATAAGGATATAACAGAGGCTTACCCTCTATCACTTTTATGTATGGAGATAAACTCCAACAGGCACAGAGGGACTCGAACCCCCAATCGTCATCTTAGAAGGATGTTGCATTATCCATTATGCTATGTGCCCATAAAGTAGGTTCCTATCGCCGCCATTCCTGAACCTACCGAAGGGGAATGCCGCAGTTGATTTCTCAACTCTTATATTGTACCAGTTGTTTGGAAACTGGTCAAGTGGGAAATGGTGGATTTGAACCACCGACCTCTGCGTTATCAGCACATTGCTCTACCACTGAGCTAATCTCCCTGGCGGAAGTGGTTGGATTCGAACCAACGGATGCACTTAGGTACATCGGCGGATTAGCAATCCACTGCATTAGACCTCTCTGCCACACTTCCAATAGTCCCTACGGGAATCGAACCCGTGTCTACACCGTGAAAGGGTGGTGTCCTAACCGCTAGACGAAGGGACCAGGTGGGCAGGGAGGGATTTGAACCCCCGTAGGCAGAGCCAGCGGATTTACAGTCCGCCTCCATTAACCACTCGGACACCTACCCGACTTTTCTATTATATAGGTTCTTTGGGGCAACTGTCAACCCATGGAGCGCATAGTCTCATCTCCCCACCAAGTAATCGTTGAGCCTCAGAGTTATCTGGAGCTTTCTCAATCAACCTGGGCAAAGGTACTCTAGGTGGATCTGAGTCTCTTGTCAAGTCCTCATAATCACGAATTGCTTTATCCACATCACGCTCAACTCTCCTACCAACCACAGCAGGGTCCTGAAGCAGCACATCGTTGATTACGGTGCCTGGGAACAGAGATCTCTGAACCTCGTCTAGAAGGTCCCAGAGGCGCTCCTGAGGCGCTCCTGTGCATTGGGAGAGGGTTGCTACGATACCACTGAGTATGACGCTTATAAGGATTATCTGCTTCTTATCAGGTTTCTTCTTTCCGAAGTTAAAATTGAACATAAAAAAAGAGGAGTAGCAACCGCTCTCCTCTATTTATTATTTTTGTCTAGCTCTTTGAAGGGCTCTCATAAGAGCACCAGATCTAGTCGTTGATTTTTCAGTATTACTAGAATTTTTTTCACGATTTTCTCTACTTGGAATTACTCTCCTATTATCAGAAGAATCACCCGGATGAATTGCTTGAAATCTTGATTTTGTTGTTTCACTTCTTCTATTTGGTTGTGCTTGAATATGATCTACATCATGCTTTTGCCCTGTTTCCTGAGACTTACTTTTTGCCTCATCTCTTTGAGACTTTTTCCTTCCCCTTTCAATTCTTAATGCTCTATTCGCATTTTTTTTACAATCACCCGGATGCAAATTTCTTTTACAATGATCTTCCAACTCTTTATGACTAATCGCTTTTAGATTTTCTTTTCTCCTTTCATCTTGGTCTTTTCTTTTTTCTTTGGATTCTAGTCCCCAATATGGAGTTTCTGCAGTTTGTCTATTTTTTAATCTATAAGCATTTGGATTTTCTTGTGATTGTCGAATTTTCTCAGCATCTTCTCTAGAACGGATTCTAGTATATTTTCTTGCTTCTAAAATAATATAACACTCATATATAAACTCACTAAAAGTTTTTCCATTAAAGGAATCACTCAACTTCGCCATCTGAACACCAGTCTTGGGATTTCTTTCTCCCATTCCTAGTTTCTTATAAATTCTACCTCTTTGTTCTGCACCTTCCTCACCACTTCTACTCTTTTTACCCTTAGACTTAGCAGAATCAATAGCAGTAGGAGTATTTGTAGCAACTCCTTTCTTTGACTTCATAGTATCTTTTACGCCTTTGAGAGCACCAACAAATTGTCTTGCTCTTTGTCCGGGATCTTTTACTTTAGATTTTGGAGAACCAACAGTGATATCATGAACTGGAGAATCTTTCTTAGCACCAGTTTTACCAAACTGTTTTTTTAATTCTTTACTCTGTGGCTTATCACCCTCTCTATGTTGCTTTCTTGCAGTATGAGCAGCATAATCTCCAGGAGACTTATGAGTTCTTACCCAAACAGGAACATCTTTTCCACTCTTTTCTACTTTTGGATCTTGAATGGGACCTTTTTTCCTAAACCCCGCACGAGAAACATCTTTTCTCGCGGCACCTTCTGATCCACGCATATTCATAGTTCCGGAAGGTCTAACTTTTTTCCCTACCATCAAAGTCCTTTCATCAAGGATTTCTTCTTGAAACTGCATCTTTATAAGTACTTTTTAGGTATTTATGAAAACTCTACCATACCAAAAACCACTTGGAACTTCATCAATAGAGTTTATGTATTTGTTTTCATTTCCATTTGTAATCCACTTTTTACCATAACAAGGATTTTTCTCACCAAGTTTTGCCTCAATATGT